TAGTAAGAAAAAAATTTTTATTTGAAATCAAAGTCCCTCAAGGAGAATGTTGCTCTATAAAAAAACTTTTTTGTTCGAGGTAGTCGATTATATTGACAGACAAAATAAAAAAATTACTTATATAAAATGTGGATGCTTTTATGTAGACCAATTATCATACCAACAAATGTTCCTGAACAAACCATGATTAGTACCGATAAGTGTCGAATCGTACTAGTGTCTCCTACAAATGATCCAAGTAGATACGTCATTGACATGCCAGATGAAACACCCGAAATTCTTATAAAACCGGATAAGGATTAAAAGGTAAATGTATATAAATGCCACCAACACCTTTCGTGAATAGTAGTATTCGTTCAACTATACCAAATACATGCGAAGGTCTTCAGCATATTCTCATTAAGGTTATATATGAAAATGAGCGTGGTCGTGGTCCGGTACAAAGTATAGAGGCATACGCATCACCCGTGTTTTCGTTTAATTATAACGCCACTTACCTTAATCGTAGTGATATGTTACCAACTCCTGAAGACGGTACTATTAGACCAATTTCAATGTTTAATTATAATACGGGTCTATGGAGTGATAGTCAAAATGTACACATTGATAAAGACCATTTGTTCCGACATGATAGTGTATGGTCACCAAATATGTATTATAGTTCTTTGAGGGACTTCTTAATGCATATACGTGAAGTATATAGTTATGACGGAGAAATAACAGGGACGGATTGGTTGTGTCGACCACCACTTAATCCCGAACCTGTGTATGATAGGGAAATAACACTACGTCGCGTTTCGAGAACCGTCATGGAACTTATCGATAAAAATTCAGTAAATATACCAGAAGGTGATTATTTACAACTATGCGACGAACTTAAAAGGATAAGGGATTTATAATACAGTGTAATGTCCGCTCTTAATACCCTTAAGAAATATCTAAAAGATAGAGGACAGGAAATAAACAATGAATGGTATGTAAAAATTGAAACTAGAAAATCGGGTAAATCTGCAGGTATGACTGATAATTATTACTTTTCACCGGAAGGTAAACGGTTTCGATCTATGATCGAAGTATATAGATTTTTAACTACGGGTGACAAGTTTGAACGTGATGAAAAGACAAAATGTTTGAAAATTGATAAAGAAAATACCGATGAAATAATGGATGATTTATGTGAACTTGTAAATGATATGTACATAAATGATAATATTAAAAACTTGCACGATACGAAATCGGGCATGTTTAAAAAAGTAAAAAAAGATTGTTCTAATTTTATTGATGGTAAATTACAAAAAACTAGAATACAAATTTTAAGTAAAAAGTATAGAATTACTTTTCCAAAAGATACACCTGAAGAGAATATAGCACACTACTCAAAAGCCAATGCCGCTAATTTGGTAAAAACATTTTTCAGAACTGCACCTACATGTTTAGGATGTGGCACAAAAAAATGTATTTTAACACACGCACATACGATCAAATCTAGACCAGAAATTTTAAAAATGGCTATATCAAATTCACGTACAGATGACGGGTACCATTCCGATTCAATTCTCAGTAATTTTATAGAATTGCATAAACAGTATCCCGTTGCAACACTTTGTTGGACGTGTCATCATATTCTTGGTTAAGAATCTAATCAACACAAAATTTACTTTTCAGCCACCAAACGACCCATTTTCCATCGCTTCCTAGGGCGATGCGTCTCGGATTTTTATTGGATAAACCCCAATGTCGAACAATGAGATCATTCGAGGTATGGTTTTTGAGTTCGTTAATATTTTTACCAGCATTTTTACGGGGTACCCACCCACCGAGGTGCGATCTCGTAAAAATCTCGAGTTCATTATATCTTTCTTCGTTTTCAAAAACTCTGTACCCATACACCGATTCGTCATTTTCAGAACAGTATTCGGAATCGGTGTCTTCGCGTGCATACGTACCGTTTTTTGTGTTACAGTTCCAAGGTATATCTGTTCGCGTAAACTCAGAATCGTAATGCTGTAAATATAATTCAAGACTCGGTACATTTGCAAAAACGACCGTTTCACCCGTGTCGTCGTAACCACACATACGACCAGGTAAACCCTGTACCTGAGCAGAATCGTTGAAAATTTTCACATTTCGTTCGTACAAAACACCGATATACTTTTTGTTAATCGTATCTGCGCACCTACACAGTTCCATTATAAAAATGCACGTGTGTTTTTTTGGCTCGATATTGAGGATGTCGTTTATATTTTCTTCATCTGTAATTCCGTTATGCTCCTTATAATCCACGTTATCACCATAAATTTCTTTGAAATTATTCATCATCACTCGACTGGCTTCCCCAGTAGGGGTACGTATAATATGATATTTTGGTTTATCGATACCATACCTGTTAATAATGAATTTTCCAAGTTTACGAATGTTTTCCTTGGCTAAATCTTGCTCATCCTTTTTGGGGTTGTTATTGAACCCACATAGCTCATCACATTGAAAAATACGGTTTTCGTTGAAAAAATCACGTATTCCCTTGTAACCTGGCCCCGGTTTGCCAAATACTACTTTTGACGATTCACCCCATTGTAATCGATCTTTCAACACACCGTCGGGTGTTGCAGAAAATTCAATGACTTTTATATTTTTTTCGTACATAGTTTCGCGTTTCGCGAACGATAATTCCTCGAACATAATATCCATGGTTTGTTTTTTACGAGCTGCAATGTGCATCTCGTCCATGATTATCATCGCATCTTTCTTAAAGGTCAATTCGAAAGAGACTCGATCTTTCAAATCGTTACGATGGTAAATTTGGGTTTCTAAAATATTAGGAAACCTATCCTTAACCTGCTTCTTCCATGACTTTGAACTCAAACCCGTTATGAGGTATATGTTTTCAAAAGGTATGCAATGTCTTTCTACGTATTGTTCGATAATAGAAATCATTGTTCCTGTTTTACCCGCTTGTGTGGGTAATATAGAAGTCACGAATAAAACCTTTTTATCGTCAAATATATCAATTATATTCTTTGCAAACTGTTTCTGACTATCGTAAATCACAGAAACACCTTTTAGGTGATTTATAATGATTTCTTTTTTAAGGATTTCACGTTGATACCCAAAAATAGCTTTTTCATTACCTAAAAGTGGGAAGTACTGGCGTTCTATGAGTGTAAGCATATTTTACGTTTATAAATATTTAGATCAAAGACTTTAATATAGTTTTAGATCTATTTAGATCTTTACTTAGGCTTTATATCACTTTTATTTTTTAATTATAATTGTAATTAAAGAATAAACTACTAAACTATATACAAAATGACTACCTATAACCAAGCCCCGTGTAATTTCAAGTTTAAGATTGCCGCGATCGAAAAAGTTGTCGATGGTGATACCATGGACGTACTCATAGATTTGGGTTTTGACGTCATGACGCGTCAACGCGTACGACTTCTCGGTATCGATACCCCAGAATCGCGAACGTCGGATCAAGTTGAAAAGGTCTATGGAAAACTCGCAAAGAAAAACCTCGCGGAATGGTGCATGAAAGCGGTTGCATCTGAAAAGGATGATATTGAGATCGAATTAAGATGTCCGGAAATGGATAGTCGCGGTAAGTTTGGGCGCGTTCTCGGTGAAATTTGGGTTTCAGAAGACGGGAATTGGACCAATGTGAATCAGTGGATGTGTGAAAACGGACACGCCGTCCCGTACCATGGTCAAAATAAGGATGATGTTCAGGCACAACACATGGCAAATAGGAAAATGTTAGCCGAAAAGGGTATCGTTACCGAACATGCTTAAATTTACTAAATAAACTTTTTTTACCTTGAGTTTTTCGAAGATTTATACCGTTACCACACCCTCTACCTAAAAAACGGAGTTGTTGTTTTCGAAATTCTTTATTAACATTTTCTCTAATTTCATTCATTGTTTTTTTACCTAATTGATTGACGAACTGCATTTTATTTAGACCATCACATATTTTGTTTTTCGTATCTATATAATTCATTAAATTTTTTCTGTTTTTAGCTGTGTTATTATTTACCATTTATTTAACATGATATTTTATTTAATAAGGATACTTCCTAATCCATAAATTACATATCCATTTTTCACCTGATTTAACAGGTTCACCACCATGTAAAGCTTTTTTAGTCATACACTCATAATTATTTAACGTGTTAAAAAATAAAGCGTCACCCTTTTCCAATTTATATTTTTTGTTTATGTTTGGAAAAATCGTTTCACCACCCTCATAATCATCATTCAAGGCGATTATAAAGGTATACATTCTCCTATTTTTATCTTCAAAGAACGTATCTTGATGTGGTTTGTAAAATCCACCTGGTTTATATTTAAGAACCTGTAAATCTTCACAGTTACTTAAAGGGCGATCTGTCATCGAAATACATTTACGTACGAGTTTATCAACGACTGGGTCTTCTGAAGGTTTTATCCACGCCGTTTTACTTTTACGTATACTTTCGTCTATATCCATAGACTTAGATACAGTAGATGTTCGTAATTTTTTAGAAGCAACTTTCTTGATATGTTCACATTCGTCATCTGAAATTATATTTTTTATAACTTTTGGTCTGTTATATACAGGTATGAAGTATAGAACAACGAGTATTATAGCGATAAACAATAACACTTTATTCATCTATTAAATACTGAGAATTTCTTTCGACTGATACAAGAAGACCATAATATGCCGGTAACATGAGTAACTTTGAGATAGACACTGTATATTTTTCATTAGAATTTCTAATATATACGAGCATACTAATAAGAGAAAAATACAATGACATGAAATAAAAGAATCTACTTATATAAAACATGTAATATGTACTTTTGATAACACTTATTACGATATTAAAATGTATTAATTCGTTTTCACTATATTGATTTTGTGATATAAATAATATAGACCACGATGTAAATAAAATGTCAAATAAGTCTATATACTTCTCCCATTCATATCTTATTAAAAGTAGACCTAAATGAATCAATATCAAATAATATTTGAATATTTCACTTGAATCTTCTTTCATATATACGGTTATTCCGTGGATAATTTTAGCTGGTATCGGTAAAAGTAAACCGGCACCCGCATAACTTTTACCAAATTTATATACTAAACCGTAAGTTAACACGTCCATTTATACTTCTATATCTGTACTCTTTAATGCCTTTAAAAAAATATAATGTGGTACAGAGGAATTATATCTATTTTGTATACGTGATATTACCTGATTTGAATATATCGCTAATTCATGTACTGTATATAAAATATCCCATGTACTACTTTTATCCAGTATCCATTGTCTAAGTAAATCACCGCATGTATCCGAAAACATTTCGTAAATATTTCTTATTTCTTCAGTTTTAGATTTATATTTATCACGTTTCTGGAGTTCTTTTTTAAAATCTTCGTCGGATATTTCATTCGTTAAATAGTTTACACGTAAATGCAAATTATCGTCATCGTAAATATCACCGTATCTATATATTAGTTCACGGTCTATGAATGACAGTTTATAACTTAAATCGAGTATATATTCGTTCGCGTCATTTTCTACAAGTTCATCATACGTTGGTCGACCACCACATGGTATATCACCATGTTCTCTTGATCTCTTTTTAAATTCAAAATAGTGTGGATTATGTACTCGACCAGTTTCAATACGTCCGGAACGCCAATCGAATGCTGTATGACAATCTGTACACCACATTTGCGCACAACCATCTATTTTGTATATCATGGTACCGCATTTTGGACACGGTTTTGTATCCTTATTAATGAGTTTCATTGTTTTTACAAGTTTTTCGTCACAAACGTGTCTAATACCAATTTCTTCGCTGCATTTATTACAAAAAGATTTTGTGCATAGACCACAAATCCATTCTTTATCTAAAAATCCTCTACAAATTTCGGATGGACATTTACGCGTAAATCTTTCAATACCTGTTTCTGTGAGATTTACTTCAAGTGTATTTACTTCCTGTACGATATTCTGTATATCACTTCGTAGTTTCGTCATAGATATATTATAAGTTTCCGTTGGGTGAGACATTACTTCGGCTTCGTCTCGCATGGACCGTAACATATAAAACGAATCTAAAAGTAAATAGTATTCTTGTCTAAGTTTTTCCATTTTTATTTTGTATTCGGCATGTGGCTGCGTTTCAGGCATACGCGCCATTTCACGTTCGTATAAAACTTGTTCGCGATGTTTTTTATATTCTACATTACGGAAACGCTTTGTACAAAACGAATCAACAAATTCTCTAGAAAATTCATTTTTACATTTCATACAATGTGGATCTTCTATGATTGACAACAAATACGTTTGATTACACGTCTTACAGGATTCATAGTTACAAAAGGGACACGTCACTTTTTTGTGATTTGTTTTATTATACGTATCACAACAAACTGTACATTTATCCATACCTAATATAAATACACTTTTTTTCTTTAATTATTTTATATCTTCAGTGGTCCATAGTAATTTAATAGAATTGCAGTTATAACAGTTAGTACATTGAGAGGGGCATCATAAGTGGGTATAACCGACTTTTCCGACCATCGTACTGTAAAAAATACCGAAATAAAAATACCGAACGTTCTTAAAATCGCTTCAAAGTGTGGGTTCATTTATTATTTACGCATATATTTTTCACGAACCCAATCGCGATCTTTTTTAAAAATTTTAGAAAGTTTTGGGTCCTTACGTTTAAACAAAATCATGAGTACATTGAGTCTTCTGAAGAGACCAAGTGGTGGTTCACCTGTGCGTATAACTTTGGCAAGTGCTCTATGTCTCGCGAGAACGGGTTTATCTTTAACATCTACGTACCCATGTTTTGAAAGGTACCCCGTGTTACTTATCGGAATTTTCATTTATTTAAACTTAGGATTTTTTTCGAGTTTCCCTTTGTGGAATAAGGCGTTCCATCGACGTAGTATACTTTAGTGTACCATGACTTTGAATTTGTGTCCCAAACTTCGCGTCTTTTTAATCCACACTTATACTTTACTCGATTCTCTATATCTTCTCTACTTCCAGTAACTTTTCCCGTCTTGTTACCTTTAACAACATTTTTTGCATCTTTCATACCATTAATAAAAGAGATATATCGAATAAGTCCTGTGTACATATTTTATTAATGATTTGTGTTTATTTTTTATATTACTTATTTTTTAATACCACGGCTGATGCAAAGTATGCACAACATAAAGAAAGTATGCACGATGAACATGAAGATATAGGTAAAAGTGCAGTAAATAAAGCAGCATTATTACCTGATTTAGTTGAAGCCACACCCTTTGCCACTTTTTCCGGTGGTGTATAATCAGCTGGTGGTGGATCTATTTTAAAGTGTTTATACGCAAGATTACAATCTTTTACATTCGCTTGTTTACCATTCAAAGATCTCGAACAATCATTTTGACCTGTACACGGGTAACAAATTGCTTTAATTTTTTCTTTATCAGCTTCACTTAACTGTTTTGGATTAAGTAACATTACCTTTTTAGTACCTAACATGTTATATTAATAACTATATTTTATTTCTGTTGGTACTTTGTTTGTTTATTTAATTGTGCAAGTCGTGTTTTTACCGTCATTTCGGATATACCTTCATTAATGTTCTTTTTGAGTCTACTTACGTTTTTAGCCGCACGTCCTTTCATAGTATTGTTAACGAGTTTCTTAAGGTTCGCCTTGGTATTTTTCTTTTGTTTATCTTTTTCTTTTGCTTTTATGTTTCTCTCTATATTTCCTTTAATTCTATTAAACGCTTTATTTGCTTCCATTCCCTGACTTCCCGAAAATATACCCTTTTTCCATTGTGTAAGATTTGCCCTATTTATATATTCTTTACGGTCCGCTTTAGTCATATTTGGATACGTTTTAGATATGTATTCAGCGAGTTGTTTCTTAACTTCTTGACGTTTCTTTCGATTTGCCGCCTCGTTATAGTTACCATTTAGTTTTTCGGATTCTATGGTTTTTTCTATACTCGGCGCAATATTCTTTATTTGGATACTATAATTTTTGAGTTGATTGAGTAGTTTATTTTTAACCTTTTGATTCATTTGTGTCGATTTAACTTTCTTAGTCAAAGATGCACGCATTTGCTGATTTTGTGCCGCTTTCTTTTTGTTTTCCGCTTCCTTTTTCTTCTTTTCTTCCTCTTCCTTTTTCTTTTTTGCAAGTGCTTCCGCCTTTTTCTTTTCGATCATTTCTTCTTTCGCCTTTCGATTCGCTTCTTCCTTTTCTCTTGCTTTTCTATTCGCCTCTTCTTTCGCTTTCCTCTGTTTTGCAAGTTCCTTTGCTTTTGAAATGGCATTTTTCTTTACAGTATTAAATGTTTCCCCCTTTTCAAATCTTTTAAGAAATTCAGCTTTGTTCGTATTTGTTAAATTTTTAGAGTTATTCAAAATCTTACTTAATAACTGCTGCTTCTTTTCACGTTCTTTCGCTTTTCTGTTCGCCTCTTCTTTCGCCTTTCGATTCGCTTCTTCTTTTTCTCTTGCTATTCGATTCGCTTCTTCTTTCGCTTTTCTCTGTTTTGCGAGTTCTTGTGCTTTTGAAATAGCATTTGATTTTATAGTGTTAAAGTTTCCACCATTTGTGAATCTTTTAAGAAAAGTTACTTTATTTACATTTGTTAGGTTTTTAGAGTTATTCAAGATCTTACTCAACAATTTCTGTTGTTTTTCGCGTTCCCGCGCTTTTCTATTCGCTTCTTCCTTAGCCTTTCTATTCGCTTCTTCTTTCGCCTTACGATTCGCTTCTTCCTTTTCTCTTGCTAATCGATTTGCTTCTTCTTTTGCTTTTCTTTGTTTTGTGAGTTCTTGTGCTTTTGAAATAGCATTTGATTTTATAGTGTTAAAGTTACCACCGTTTTCAAATCTTTTAAGAAAAGCTACTTTATCTGCATTTGTCATATTTTTAGAGTTATTTAAGATCTTGCTCAATAACTTTTGTTGTTTTTCGCGTAATTCTCTTGCTTTTTTCTCTTCCTCTTTTTTCTTCTTTTCTTCATTCGCTAAACGCTGTTCTTCTCTTTCTTTAGCTATACGATTCGCTTCTTCTTTTTCTCTTGCTAATCGATTTTCTTCTTCTTTATTTTTTCGAGCTTTGGCAAGTTCTTTTGCTTTTGAAATAGCATTTGATTTTATTGTATTAACATTTTCACCATTTTCAAATCTATTTAAGAATTCCTGTCTGTTTTCGTTCGTGAAATTTTTGGAATTTCTTAATATTTTAGTTAATCGAGCTCTCTTTACTTCTCGTTCTTTCTCTCTCTTTATTCTATTTGCTTCCTCTTTCGCCTTTCTTTCCTCTTCTTCCTTAGCCTTTCTTTGTTCTTCTTCGTATTCTTCCCTTGCTTTTCGATTCGCTTCTTCTTTATTCTTTCGCGCTTTGGCAAGATCTTGTGCTTTTGAAATAGCGTTTGATTTTATAGTATTGAAGTTACCACCGTTATTAAACTGTCTCATATACGTATTCTTATTCGCATTTGTAAAATTCTTAGAATTATTTAATATTTTAAGCAGTTTTTTCTTTTGTTGCGCTCTTTCTTTTGCTATACGATTTTCTTCTTCCTTTTTCAACCTGTTTTCTTCTTCTTTTTCTCTTGCTATTCGATTCGCTTCTTCTTTCGCTTTTCTCTGTTTTGCAAGTTCTTGTGCTTTTGAAATAGCACTTGATTTTACCGTATCAAAGTTTCCACCGTTATTAAATTGTTTTATAAATATATTCTTATTCGCATTTGTAAAGTTTTTAGAATTGTTCAAAATCTTGAGTAACATTTGTTTTTGTTTATCTCTTATGATTTTTTTCTCTTCTTCTTGTTTTCTAAGTCTATTTTGTTTTAAAGCCTGTGCTCTTTTAATAACATTTGCTTTTATAAGATTAAAGTTCTCACCATTATTAAATCTTTGTCGAAACGTGAGTATATCCGCATTATTTAAATCTTTAGAATTTCCCATAATTTTATTTAAAAGGCGTTTCTGTTCATTCCTAATTCGTTTCTTTTCCTCTTCTTCGCGCATTTCCTGTTCTTTTTTCATGTATTCCCTTTTGAGATTTCCAGCCTTTTTAATGACATTCCTTTTTATAACGTTAAAATTTTCTCCTTTATTAAAACGTTCACGAAACACATTTTTATCTGAATTATTGAGGTATTTAGAGTTACTCATAATTTTATTTAAAAGGCGTTTCTGTTCATTCCTAATTCGTTTCTTTTCCTCTTCTTCACGCATTTCCTGTTCTTTTTTCATATATTCCCTTTTAAGATTTTGTGCCTTTTTAATGACGTTCGTTTTTATAATATTAAAATTATCACCTTTATTGAATCTTTGGCGGAATGCATTTTTTTCAGAATTGTTAAAAAGTTTTGAATTATTCATTATTTTATTTAACAGCTTTCTTTGATCACTCTTTATTCTTTTTCTTTCTTCATTTTCTATCATTTCCTGTTCCTTTTTTCTATACTCTTTTTTAAGATTACTCGCTCGTTTGATAACATTTTCTTTTAGTATATTGAATTTTTCGCCATTATTAAATCTTTGGCGAAACACATTCTTTTCGGCATTATTAAGAAATTTAGAATTACTCATAATTTTGTTTAGTAGTTTCTTTTCTTGTTGTCTTTTTTCAAGTACCAACTCTTTTTCAGCTATATTTTTTTGTTCTTGAATTCTATTCTTTCTTTTCTTAGCAAGATTACGCGCCATTTGTATAGCGTCTTCTTTAAGAGTATTGAAATTATCACCAGCTTCTAATCTTCTCATAAACGCTCTTCTATCATCGTTTGTAAAGTTTTTAGAATTTTTCAATATTTTTATAAGTAATTTCTTTTGGTTTGCCTCTCTAAATGATAACTCCCCTTGTTTGCGCTCTTCATTTATTTTTTTAAATTCGTCTTCTACATTTTTACGTACCTTATTAAAATCTTTACTTTTTTCAAAATTTCTTAAAAATTTAGCTTTCCTTGAATTGTTCAAATTTTTAGAACTATTCAATAACGTAGAAAGTTGTTTTAGTTCTAGTTCGTATTTTTTGCGTTGAAACGATTTTTTATTAACCACATCAAGTACCTCTCTTTTCAAAGTTGTCATGTTTTCGCCCATTTCGAGACGGTTTACATATGAATTTTTATTATCTATATTTTTATTTTTCAGAAAATTAAGAAAATTTGTTTTTAATTCTTCCACTTTGACTTTTTTTGCATTTCGATCTTTTTGCATTGCGAGTGATTTTGCACCGTTCAAGTTACTGTTCGAATTAAATTTACTTATGATTTCGTTTTTATTTGCATTTGATAAATTCGTGAGTTCCGCTAAAATTTTTTGTAACTCGTTTCTGTTATACTCTATTTTCATTTTTCTACGTTGTTCGGCTTCTTCACTGGATATTTTAGTAGATATAATACCATTAATGTATTTCTGAACACTGTTAAAGTTTACACCTTTCTTAATTTTATTATACGCGTTCGTTTTTTGTGTGTTATTTATATATTTACTTACGTTTTCACGGTTTAAATACGAACGTAATAAAATTTCATTTTCTTTTAATTGTGCGTTTTTTACTACTACATTTTGAGGTGGACCAACTGGTCTAGACGGAGGTCCTTGAACCGGTCCGGATGGGGTGACTTCCGTTGGTTTAATTGTTTTTGAAGAAGGTACGTAAATTTTATTCAAAAAAGATGGTTTTTTTGTTTTTGAAAATGTTCTCTTTATCGGTTTTACGCCGTTACTAGTATTGTTACGACTACCTTGTAAGAAAGACGGCTTTTTGTTACCTTTATTAAAATTGACTCTACCCAAACCATTATTCACATTTCCTCTCAATCCATTATTCACATTTCCTCTCAATCCATTATTCACATTTCCTCTCAATCCATTATTCGCATTTCCTCTCAATCCATTATTCGCATTTCCTCTCAATCCATTATTCGCATTTCCTCTCAATCCATTGTTCGCGTTTCCTCTCAATCCATTGTTCGCGTTTCCTCTCAATCCATTGTTCGCGTTTCCTCTCAATCCATTGTTCGCGTTTTCTCTCAATCCATTGTTCGCGTTTTCTCTCAATCCATTGTTCGTGTTTACACCTGTATTATTGACATTAAAATTGTTAACTACACCCACGTTATTTTTATTTTTCAAAATAACAGCTTTTTGTGCAGCTCTCAATTTAATCGGTTCGTGTACATTCATGGAATGTAAACGCCTACCAATAATGTCCGTCAACTGACGCTTTGTAAGTTTTTTATCCGCGTAACGTAAAACACCTACCTTTTTAGCTATTTTACGCAACTCTACAACTTTCGATGTAGAATTAAAAAGTATAGAAAACTCTTTACGTGTTAATGGCGATTTTCTATCTGTTAAATACGAACCATCTTTACTAAGAATCAAAGGTGGTAATGGTAATTTACCGCCCTGGATAGATGCATATACGTCACATATTTGTTCTTTAGACAGTTTAAGTTCTGTACCTGTATTCTGTTTTATAAGTATTCTGAGATTGCTAATATCTAGCCCTGGATCACACGCATCCATATTGATATAACCCAACAAAAAAGTTATAGCGATATGCCTTTTACGTATAGTTGAAATTTGTCTTCGTATGACATGTTAAAATTAAACACATCAACTTGACCTATATCTATATCTACAATTGTACTATTTTTTATAAGGTTATCTTTTCTATTTTTAAGTGTTGAAGAAATGAGAGCTTCGGCAAACTGTTTGGGGTTTTTTATTTCTTCTACGAACTGAGATTGCATTTTCATACGTATACACAATATCTTATCAGGTTTTTTGTCTAAAAATGGTGCCGATGGTAAAGTTTCTGATGTACCACCATCTACATACACTAAACCGTTATACGTATACGACGAAAATATAAAGGGTATAGCTATGCTCATACATAGCGCATCGATAACTTTCATGTCTGGGTGAGTATATTTTGAAAAATATTCTGTTTTAGAAGAGTTTACACAAAATGCAGAAATATACAGTACTTTATCTATTTCCGCAAAAGTTGGATCCGACCCCAGCAGTTTAACAAATTCTTTTCTTATGGGTTTTAAATCAACTAAACCATATGAATTTATAAAACACTTTAAATTTAGTTTAACTAATTTACTAGAATCAAGTTCGAGTAGTTTATCTAATGTTTCGTCTATAGTAAAACCAAGTGCTAAAAATGCACATAATATTGCACCTGCTGAAGCACCTGAATATTCTTTTATATTTTGAACTTTAAATTCGATAGTTTTAAGGTACCCTAACATGGAAAATATACCCATGGCACCTGGGCCTACTATAAGATATTCCATCTCATTACTTAATAGTATTGAGGAAATTGCTTTCTCAAAAGAGCGAACACAACCGCAAAGACTACCGCGTGTGTCAATGCCGCTGGAACACTGGTCTGACCAGAAGTGAAGACACCCTTGGACCCTGGTGGAAGAGTCAAAAGCATACCTGGACTGAGTGCGAGAAAGAGAGATGTTGTGACGAGAAGATCGGTTTTGGTAAGAACTATACCCATAGCTTTTGCTACAAGTGCATATACGAGAAAGAAGACAAGGGCGTGAAACATAACAGCTGTTCTGCCAGTAAACCCGTCTTGGAAAGTGATTTTTGATCCATCTGTTCTGAGAACGATACCTGGACTGAGAGCTAAAAAAAGAGACGCGGGTATAGCAACTTTAGAGGATGAGATATCTGGTATCATGTTTGTATATATATTCATTACATATTAATCTAAGAACCATATCTAGAGTTATAAAAACAGAATTCAACAAAATCATTATAATCTGCAAAATTTAAAATAAGATGCGACGTAGCTGAATCGTATAGGTACTGTTGTAGTATCCCCCACATATATCGGAGATCATCCTGGTAATATAATTCCCAGTCGTTTATATGTAAAGGTTCATCAATGTGGATTTCTTCATCATAATCACTGTGTTCAGCGTCGTTTCCATTTGTAGCTTCGTACACGTACTGACTCCAAACCATTATTCCTGTTTCTTTTCTTTCAAACCAGTGAGTGCGAGTGAAGTAGATTCTTTTACTGGTAAGTTATCGAGTATAACCTTTAAGGCACTTTCAGCCTGGTTTTCGTTTCCGTTAAAAAAAGTGGTAAGACCTTCCTTGACTGAGGTTTTATTTAAACCTGTTTTTCTAGCACTTTTCCTGACAGAAATTTTACCCTTTTTAAGATTAATAACGTCGAGACCATTATCGGTCATGAGTTTTTTAACTTGCAACTTGAGTGATTTTTCCGCCTGGACTAAGACTTTAATATCTTCACGGGCTTCTGTAATTTGCTTGTTTAATTCAACCAACTTAGAGACGCTGTTCGAGAGTTCATCTGTAGGTGTAACCTGAGACATTTATATATAAACTATACCTGTATTCTTTAAATAATTATTTAGCACAATGGTCTACGCATGGTATCGGAAGCGATTGTAGAGTTGTTCCATACGAATGGTTCTTTTGGGTTTGGTGGATCGGCACGGATTTGTTGGTTCGCGTTTCTGAGAGCACCACTGACCGTTTCTGGGAAACCAATTTGGGATCGTGGTTCAAGGAAGTTTTGGCCCGCGAGTATATCGTCTGGGGCGAATTCGCCGAAATCTTCTTGTGAAGCAACTTCTCTTGGGAGAAGAGAAGAAGCAAGACCCGTACCCGCCTTCATTTCACAACCAACACCTGGTTCGGATGGACCGATAGCATCCGTTCCGTATGGCGAATACATCTGTTCTTCTATCGAGTAAGTGGATTTTTTGTTGTTTGCGAACATAAGGTATATCACGACCGCAATCGCGACGGCAATCAAGACCTGTCTTGGGGAGACTTTGTTCAACTTCATCTTTATATACTATCAACAAATTTTTTTATTCTGTATCTTCAATCATGTACTGGTCTGGATATGTTTCTTCAGGTTCAGGTTCAGGTTCAGGTTCAGGTTCAGGTTCGTGAATTTTTACCTGAACAATATTCCACGATGGACCAAATGCCTTTTTCGCAAACCAAAGACCGTGAAATTCCACGAGTATCGTACACGTTACACCCGGAACTATAGATTCGAACGTATCCAGTTCTTTCGCGTGATTAAATACACGTGTCGCTGTAATTTTGTCTACCGAAAGATTATCACCCCTGGTATAAGCACTTGAAACAGTCTTTTCAGAAAGTTCTTTACCAAACCACGTCTTGCTATTTTCAATGGCAGATTCAATATTCGTGGCATGCACCGATTCAATCTTAGACTGATTATGTTCTCCTGTAATTTCAAGGGAAACTTCACCTGATTCGTGGTCTACATCAACAACCTTTACCCCGTTCAGTTGAATGAAATGTAGTTTTTTCTCATCGTTAAAAGCTTTTGTGTGATACAATCCATCTTCACCTTTGTATAAAGTATCGTAAATCATTTGTATATTGGATTGGTTTCAATTCTTTAACCCAATAAATGGAATCATGGCTGATTTTTCGAGTATAGGTTTAGATACCCATTTATCACGCACTGGTTTAAAACCGTATAAGGTTTCTTCCATTTTTATATTTTTTGGTAATTCTATTGGTTGTGCGGGTCTAAATGCGTATTCGTTTTTAACATATGAAAACGATCTATTTGGTTTCCATGTAAGTGTATTTGTGTTAAAACGTTCGGATCCGTGTGAAGGTGCGAAACCTGGTATATTTATATTAGACACCGATGAATTTAAACCATGAACAATTTGTCTAGATAATTTATCCTTTGAAGGTGTTGTAGTAAACGACGTATATTTTCGAGGATTGACCCTTTTTGCCCTGTACATATTTACATTTTTTGTATATACAATTTTCTTAGCTGGTGTTCTGGGTGTTTTGTGTACGAGTTTTAATATTTTATCCATTGACTCAGATGAATCAATATTCTTTTTAGTTATAATACGTGCAAGTTTTAACATACGTTGTCTATCCTTTTCTCGTTTTTCTGGTCGAAGCCCGAGTTTATTCATGAGATATATATCGTCTACTAAAAATGTTTTTCCGGCAACATATATTTTCTTATTGATAACTGTCCTGTTTGTAGCTACATTACGATAGGAAACACCCTTTTTACGTGTTTCTATAACTTCATACCCAAATTCATTTGGTCGCATAAATGCGATATCCAAAATACCCCCTAAATTAAATGGTTCTATACGTTTTTTAGATGGGGAATACCAGCGTGTTTTCAGATCTAACGCAAATAATTCAACATCTATAAACACGTTTCTTTTTACAGGTCTGTTATTGGAACCACCTTTAGTTTTTTTGATTAAAGTGTATCTTCTCGTGACATATGGCCCTGCTTTGGAAAATTTTAATCCTATAAATTTTCCAATTTTACCTTTATTCGATTCTACACGTTTATGTATTCGTGTATTGAAACGTTTCGATATTTCACCAAGTCTATTCCATAACAAAAGTTTAATTGCTTGGAGTTTACCAAAATATTTTGCATCTGGTTTCATGCGTGGTGCAAATTTTGTGTCTATATCACTCGTAATAACTTTGTCCTCTCGATCCATATAGATATTAAATGCTTCACCACCACTTATTATAACGTCACCCATTGGTTTTAAAAATACCGTAATTTCACTGATTATTTCGTATATGATATCGCGTATCACATCGGTGACGATAACATACACCATCTTTTCAAATGATTTATCAGAATGGTGACGGTTTACTCTATTTCTAAATTTTTGTAGATTGTCCTGTTCATAATACTTTTTTAAAACTGGATCGTTAAAGAAAAAATTTTTATTCAAGAACCTGTTAATAACTGGTTTCGAATAAATATTTTCATCCATTATTATATTACGTATATAATAAATATGGAGTGTGAAGATACGTGTCGTTGTTATGCCGACAGGGACACACCTTACCCACATCGTGATCAACTTTGTGGTATACGAAAAAATGGATATATTATTCCATGTAAATCAGGGTGCTGCGCTGGTGGATGCCCTGGTCAGGATAAAAGTGTACACCCACGTCAACCATACGCATTTGGATACCTGTATACTGCGCGTCTAGACAATGTTTTTAAACTTTTATTTTTAGTAATTATTATTCTACTTATTTTCAGTACATATATATCATTTCAAAAATAGACTTAAAGATAGACAGCCTAAGTAATATATAAAATGTCACTTGAAACTGTCCTCGAAGAAATCACCGCTCTCAGAAACGATATCAAAACACTCTCTAAACTTGTTAGAAAAGTCAAGGCTAAACAGGACGACCCAAACGGCGAAAAGGCTGCTAAGCGCGCGGAAAACAACGGGTTCAATCGCAAACAAGTCATATCCGAAAAACTTCGTGCATTTTTGGAACTCCCAGCGGGTGAACTCGTCTCGAGAAGCACTGTCACGCGCGCTATTAACAAATACGTCAACGAAAAGGGTTTGAAGCATCCGGATAACGGTCGCGTTCTTGTTCTTGACGATAAATTGCGTGATTTGCTTGAACCACCGGCCGATACCCAAGTTACCTTTTTGAATTTACAAAAGTTCTTATCACCGCATTACAGTAAACCAGAAGAAAAGGCTTAAAAATAAATATACAATATAATTAAAACATGTTAATCGATCGAAATTCGATCGAATCCCTTGTTGGTACAAAAATATCTAAGATAGATTTGTACCAAAAAGCATTTAGACATAAATCAGCGTTAAAAGAAGATGAATCATTAGATGGATCCTTCGAAACTCTTGAATTTATTGGTGATTCTGTGTTAGGTTTCGTCATTACAAAATTTTTATTCGACAGATATGAAAATAAACAAGAAGGTTTTCTCACCAAAGCGCGTACAAAACTCGTGAGAGGTGAAACATTAGCAGGTATTGCAACCAAATTAGGATTGTATAATTGGGTTCAAATGGACGAAAAGGGTATGCGTAATGAATGGAATAAAAATCCTAAAATACTCGAAGACGTTTTTGAAGCTTTAGTTGGAGCTATATACATGGATCTTGGTTTATTACATGCTAAACAGTTTATACTGAGTATATACACGAATCCAGAAATGGTAAATATGAATTGTATCATGGTTGATGACAATTTCAAAGATCATCTCATGCGATATTGTCAAACAAATAATCTTTCTTTACCAGAATACAGGGTTTTTAATCACGAAAACGGCATTTTTTACATAGATGTTTTTGTAGATAATATGTTTTTAGGTCGTGGTCACGCCAAAAACAAAAAACAAGCTGAACAACAGGCAGCAAAACGATTCTTTTATCCACCACCACCTCCACCAGGTCCACCACCTATAATACCTTACTTAAACAATAGACCCTTTTAATAATTATAATAATGAGAAAGTATTTATATTTTGCAAGTGGATTTGTAAGTACACTTTTACTAATAAAATTGTTATTTATGAAACACCCACCACCGGATGATTATTCTGATTTACCGCCACTCGAAGACCCCGATGACTCTTCATCCGAAGAGTTCGTTACTGTAAAAAGAACACTTACATCCAGAGGTAACACGTATGATAAAAAAGAAACAATTTCAAGACCGAAGTTATCTCATATGAAAAAAGATGAACTCATTAACGAGTGTATACGACGTAACATTGCATGTATAGGAACCGTCCGTGTTTTACGTGAACGATTACGTAAAGCACGTAAAGAGGAAGAAGAAGCTTAAAAGTATTGCATATTATTTATGTAACATGCACCCAAATGTACAAAAATGGTTAGATTTTGAATACGCACCACAAAAATCACAAGAATGGTTAGATCTTAGAATGGGCATGCTCACTGCGTCGGATGCGGCGTCAGCAATTGGCGTAAATAAGTATGAAACACCACACCAACTTTTATTGAGAAAGTGTGGTAAAGGTCCAAAATTTGAAGGTAACGAAGCAACGCGACACGGTGAAAAATATGAAGATGAAGCGCGTATTTTGTATGAACAGCGTCATGGAGAAGTAGTACATGAACTTGGTTTGTGTCCACACCCAAAATATTCGTTCCTTGGTGGGAGTCCGGATGGTGTTTCCGAATCGGGTAAGTTAGTAGAAATAAAATGCCCCATGATGCGCGAAATCAAACCTGAAGTACCAGAACACTATATGCCTCAACTTCAATTGTGTATGGAAATTCTCGATCTCGAAGAGGCTGATTTTATTCAGTATAAACCAGCCGAGTTTAACTGGCCTAAACCCGAGGAGTTTGTTGTTGTGAACGTAAAACGTGATCGCGAATGGTTCGCAAAATATTTACCCGTCATGGAAGATTTTTGGCAAAAGGTATTGTATCACAGGGAATATGGTATAGAGGAACCGGTAAAGAAAACACGCAAGAAAAAGGAACTTGTTAGACCAGAGTGTCCCATATCAACCGATTCAGATGACGATTATATTGAAGAGGAATAAAGATTATTGATGTATATTATACAAGTGTATGAGCTTGAACCGTATTGCTCGAGTATCATATATAGTAGGAAAACGAACTATAAAATTAAGAACTAATAAATTTCGAACAGCATCCACGAGGTTTATACCTTATTGTGTTGATCTTGTAAACTCACACGATTTTAGTACACAACATATTGAATATTATTTAGACACTATAGCAAAAGCAGAAGCTATAACACTTGCAGTTCAAATTGCTACTATTGTATATAATATTAAAGGTAAAAAATTATAATTTTATTTTTATAATTTAAAATGTCTGTCAATATAATCTACTAGTAAGAAAAAAAATTTTATTTGAAATCAAAGTCCCTCAAGGAGAATGTTGCTCTATAAAAAAACTTTTTTGTTCGAGGTAGTCGATTATATTGACAGACATTTTTAAAAAAATCCTATATGTTTTAGGTATATATTAAAAGTAAAATGTCTGTCATAATAATCTACTAGTAAGAAAAAAATTTTTATTTGAAATCAAAGTCCCTCAAGGAGAATGTTGCTCTATAAAAAAACTTTTTTGTTCGAGGTAGTCGATTATATTGACAGACATTTTTTTTCGATCTATATAATATGGATACCATTTTCATATTGGAAAATGAAAAATTAGGTACTTGGTGGGTCGGTAAAAGTACACTAAAAATGAACACAACTGGATTTCCTATACATAGGTCACTTACACAGGACCAGTTAGAAGATATTTTAGATAAAAAGTATATTCAATATTTACATCCACGATTAAATTTATGTTTTATGAATAAAACGCGTTGCTTTTGTTATGGTATAGAAAGATGGTTATCACAATTAGATTACGAAATAAAAAGAAAACCAGACAAGTATAATGATTTGAAAAAACTTTTAACTGCTGGATGGAACGAAAACGAAACCATACCACACTCGACAATATATATTATAAATGTACAGGAAAACATGACACATGGGATATATGACGATTTAAAAAAGAATTGGGGTAACCCTAACGAAAAATCATCTAAATTGCGGAGTCCATATACACTCAAAACGTGTTTAAATTCTATATGTTTGACACGTAAAGAAAGATACGAAAAAAATAAACAAAATTCCGAATTTTTAAAGGAACAGGCACATAAGAAATTATTATATAGAATAAGTAAAGGGTGTATACCCAAGCATAAAACACTTGAAAAGTATAACCTAAGTAAACCAAAACAAATTGAAAAATAGACTAAAATGGAGGAACAATATACACGCGCTGTCTCGTTACTCAATGGTCAATTGTATCAACATCAAAAGGAAGGTGTATCATGGTTACTCTCCATGGAAAATTTATCAAAGGGGTCGAAAGGTGGTTTCTTATGTGATGAAATGGGTTTAGGTAAGTCAGTGCAGATTATTTCGACCATACTTGGAAATGTAAAGAGAAATACACTTATCGTTGTACCAAAGTCTATAGTCACACAGTGGAAAAAGGAAATTACTCATTTTGCACCTTCCCTAAACGTGTTTATATACGATGGTCCAGATCGAACACGAAACCCTAATAATTTACTCGAATCGGATGTAGTTATTACACCATATTCGTTATTAACGGAAGATACTATGATGTTACATAGAATCAAATGGGGGCGTATTGTGTTAGACGAAGGTCACGAAATTCGCAATCCGAGTTCGTCCAAGTTTAAATCTGCATGCCAACTCCACGCCGATATACGATGGATTTTATCAGGTACACCTGTGTTCAATTCAATGAAAGATTTCGTCACATTGTGTACATTTATTGGCGTTGATCGAAAACTTGTACAAGCTATGACATCTAAAGTCAAAAAATTGTATATACTAAGACGCACAAAAGATGATATTCCTACACTCGAAATACCCGAGTGTAAATTTGAAAATGTCGAACTCGAAATGTACCCCGAGGAACGTGAGTTATACAAACACGCGTTTATAGAATCACAAGAAACCATCAAGGATATTTTTAGGTCGTCTATAAATGTACACATGTACAACATGGAAATATTCGAGTGTTTATTACGTGCGCGCCAAACCATGATTTACCCTCAAATGTATATAGATGGTATAGCGAAGAAACACGGTGAAATTCCAGAATTTTGGGAAGGTCGATCCAAAAAAATGGAAACCTTGTTTAAACTTATTTCGGACCATCCCGATGAAAAGACACTTGTGTTTTGTCAATTTAAACAAGAAATGGATTATATATACGAAAACTTATCATGTTCTGTGTTTCGTATTGATGGTTCGGTTTCAAAAGAAGATAGAGAAACTCAACTGAAATTGTTTAATGAAGCACCACAAGATAGTGTTTTCCTTATTCAAGTAAAAGCTGGTGGTCAAGGTTTGAATATTCAATGCGCAAGCCGTGTTTATTTTACTGCACCGTGTTGGAACCCAGCAACAGAGTTACAGGCAATTGGGCGTGCACACAGATCGGGACAAAAACGAACTGTATACGTAAAGAAATTGGTTTATATAGATACACCTGGGTACCCTTCGGTTGAACAAGCTATGATAGCTTTACAAGGACATAAATCACTTTTAAGTGCCGAAGTTTTAAATGACGAAAGAATAACAACACAAATACCAACTGGAAACAAAACCAGTGATACTATTTCTATAACCGCGATTCGAAATATTTTCCGTGTATAATATATACAAAATGCAAACATTCGGATCAAGAGCTGAAGTGTTCCACGGAACGGCTTTAAAAACAACAGGGGGACTCAAAAAATCGGATCTCGTCCAAGACAAGTATGGTAGAATCGTCTCCAAAGCCGCTAGAAAAGCGGCGTTGGCGAGAATGAAAGAGGAAGGATCTAAACATTTGGTCAAGGTTTTCAAGCCTTCTAAAAAGGGGTTCAAGCTCCAACCAAAGGAAGGTACAAAAGAATATAAAAAGAAGGTAAAGAAAATGTTGTAATACCATATAAAACGATACAATGTCTAAAAAAGAAGACAAGAAAAATAACGTCCCTATAATTATTTCAATAATAATGAGTATGTTATGTATAGCATACATAGCGGTTAAATTAGACATTTCTCCGGTTCACTTTATGTAATTAAAAAAAATGTATAATAATAATAACAATGACTTTGTCTAAATGGAACGAATCCGTTCGATTAGCCAAGATTAAACATGGATTAAATCCTACATCATATATGGAACTCAAAGGTAAACTTTTAAAAGAAGCTCAGGCTATATATCAGCTTCTTATCCTCAACGATTCTAAACACCGATAAACTGGAACCCCTTAAGTCTCTGTGGCTCATATACCACGAGCGAGTTAAGTTTCCAAGATATACCAAATTTTTTGTTCAAAAAATAAACGCTATTCATCTCTACAACCGCTGTACCGGATTGACGCGCATATAACCCGTTTTTGATATCGTCATATAATGGTGTTTTATTCTCATCATATACATGTGATTTTACTTTACCTTCTATGTTAGAATCAACTTTGACTCTAAACTTTGGTTCACGATCAGGGGTTTCCTTAATGTTTGAGTTAAACATTGGTTTGAGTTCGTCGATACTCATTTTTTTACCGAAAATGTCTTCACTTTGTTCAGAAACCGCTTCTATAACTTTGTTTTCGAGCTGAGTTAAGATTTCGTAAAATTTTTTTACATTTCCCTCTTCGTCGTATCCTTTCATGGCGAAATCAATGTTGTATTTTGTCGGACCAACTTCTGGTGTAAACCCTGAAATGCCAAATGGCATGTACATGCGTGGAATTTGAAATTTCATGAGTCCGTCTTCGATCGTACATAGTGAAATTTTGCGACCATCATAGTTGGCAATTTTTAGTGTATCGAGAGCATTTGTAAATTTTGCCATGTATGTTTATAAATATGTTTATGGTGTAAACTTTAAGCTTGGTATTATAGTAATAAAATGAGCTGGATTCGTTTAAAAATGATACAGGTACACGTTTGGTACATGTTTACAAAATACAAACTGTTTAGGCAGAACACATAGTACACTCCGCCTCTAAACTAAACTGGATGGGTCGCGCCTTTGCTTTACTTCGGAGGTAATACATACCCGTTTTCAAGCCCGTTTTCCATGCATACATGTGCATGGACGAAAGTTTCGATAATGTGGGGCTTTCAACAAACAAGTTCATACTTTGACTTTGGTCTATGTATACACCTCTATCCGCCGCCATATCGATGATTGTTTTTTGACTCATTTCCCATACGGTCTTATACAGTTCTTTAAGATCGTCGGGGATATCGATAATGTTTTGGACGGAACCGTTCGCCTTAACCATAAGGTCTTTCATTTCCTTCGACCAGAGTCCGCGTTCTTTCAAATCACTGACTAAATGTTTGTTTACGACAACAAATTCACCTGCAAGTGTTCGTCTTAAATAGATATTGGTCGTGTATGGTTCAAAACACTCGTTATTCCCTAAAATCTGGGACGTCGAGGCGGTAGGCATGGGTGCAAGTAACAAACTGTTCCGCGTACCCTTTTTGACGAGTTCACGCATGGCATTCCAATCGTATCGACCGCTAAACTTCGGGTCGCGATCCCACATGTCAAATTGGAGAATACCTTGACTGAATGGTGATCCCTTAAACGTTTCGTACGTTCCGTACATTTCGGCAAGTTCACATGATGATTCGAGAGACGCGTGGTATATGGTTTCGAATATGTCGCGATTCAGTTTTCGTGATTCCTCTGAACCGAAACTCATACGGAGCATAATGAATACATCAGCAAGACCCTGAACACCTATACCAATGGGTCGGTGACGCATATTCGAACGTTTCCCATTTTCGGTCGGGTAAAAGTTTTTATCGATAACCTTATTCAGGTTTCGTGTAACCATTTTAGTGACGCGGTGTAACTCCTCGTGATTGAACTCTTTCTTTTCAACGTCAACGTATTTCGGTAACGCGATAGATGCAAGATTACATACGGCAGTTTCGTCTTTGTCCGTGTACTCTAAAATTTCAGTACACAAGTTAGAGGATTTAATCGTACCAATATGTTTATGGTTCGACTTTTCATTACACGCGTCCTTATAGAGCATGTATGGTGTTCCTGTTTCGCTTTGTGATTTAATGATCGCTTTCCAAACTTCTGATGCAGGTACAACTTTCTTTGCAAGTCCCTCGGCTTCGTATTTCTCGTACAAGTCTTCGAACTCTTTACCGTAAACATTGGATAATCCACGTGCGACGTCTGGACAAAACAGAGACCAATTACCACCGGATTCGACGCGTTTCATGAATAGATCGGGAATCCACATCGCTGAAAACAGGTCGCGACACCGCGCTTCTTCATCACCCTGGTTCAAACGAATCTCGAGAAAATCGAGAATATCGGCGTGCCATGGTTCCAAGTATACGGCAATGGACCCCTTTCGTCTCCCAGCCTGGTTAACGTACCTCGCGGTTGAGTTATATACCCTAAGCATGGGTATGATTCCGTCTGATGTTCCGTTCGTACCCCGAATGTGTGATTTATTAGCACGAACGTCGTGAATGTGTAAACCAATACCACCCGCCCATTTACTGATTTGTGCACATTCTTTTACGGTATCGTAAATTCCATCAATACTATCTTCTTTATTTGCGATAAGGAAGCAGCTCGACATTTGTGGCCTGGGTGTTCCTGCATTAAACAGAGTTGGTGTAGCGTGTATGAACAAACCTTTAGAAAGTGCTTCGTACGTTTCCAGGACGCGTTCGGTATCGTGACCATGGATACCAATGGAAACACGCATGTACATGTACTGAGGCGTTTCAATAATTTCACTGTCGATCTTTTGGAGGTACCCCTTTTCGAGCGTTTTAAGACCGAAATACCCGAAATCGTAATCGCGTTCGGGTTGAATATCGTCCTTGACTTTAGACGAAACCTCGAGAACTTCATGGGTTACAATACCTGCTTTGTGAAGTTTACGCATGGCAATGTGAAAATTGTTTGCGGCCCGTTTTTGAATGTTACTCGCCGTGATACGCGTTGCCAAAATTTCATAATCGGGGTCGGACGTGATCATTCCAATACATATCTCAGCAGACAGTGTATCTATTTCATGTGTATTTATACCATCATAAATAGACGAAAACACTTGTTGCGCAACTTTGGTAACATCGACGGAATTTGAGAGACCTTCTGTAAGTTTTGATATCCTGTTGGTGACGTTATCAAACTTAACATCTTCAACACGACCGGAACGTTTTGTGACTCTCATTATATAACTATTACGAATCTATTTTTTAACTTATTTGGAACATGTGTGTCTGAAATCAGCGCTTCTTATTGTCACAGGACCAGCTGTTTCAGCCAAACGATTGGGCTGGAGAAGTGATGAGTTTACATAAAATTTACCGTTTGGGTCACCAACTTTGGCGACTGGTGCATAAGAAGCAACAAAACACTCTGGTGGTTGACATATTGGACTTTCGTAGTTACATTGTTTGGTTGAATATACTTTGTCGAAATCGGCGAGGATTAACATTTATATTTACTGATACTTTTTTTCCAGGACTATATTAAATGTGTGACGCTCTTCACATAAATTCTCTTAAGCAGTGCCCAACACCTCTGAACAGTCTGTTCTTTTCTGAGTTTAACATGAATTTAATCCAGCGTAGTATTCGTCATGGTTTTAAGGATAAGACTGGTATATCTATTGATTATCAAAACCCAAATGATTTATATAGTATCATGCGCGTTGTTTTTATTAATAATTCCGGTGACCCAAATGCTAATGTACAGGAACAGGTTAAATACATGAACGATATTGTTATTAAAACAGCTATTGGTCAAGTTCAGACGGGTGTTTCTCAGTATATGGGGTATATTCACGATGTTGAATCACTTTCTGTACCAATAGATAGACCTACGAGTACTACAAATTACGGTAAAAAGTTTGGTATAAATAATAATATTGGGTTTTCTGGAGTTCCACCATCTTCTGGTTTCTTCCCACCATCTTCTGGTATTTTGTAAATGTGTGATTATTTGTTAAACCATTTCAATTATAATATCAAATGAACGTGATATTATAATGGAAAAAATATAAAAATTAATTGATGTGCTCGACACGAAATCGAGGTTAAAAATGGTCAATAAAAACGAGAATGTAAGAAACTTTTTTTGTGCTTCGGAATAATTTACGTGAAACTGGACCTCTAATCCCGTAACCTTTTCCTTTTACTTTCACGTATACTTTTACATTTTTACTAGCTGTTATAAACATGTTTTTCAAGTCAATAAAATTAAATCCGGAAACTCTATATACATCGCCAACTCTACCAAAAAACTTCTGGGCGAGTACAAAATTACTCTTTGATCCCTTATGTTCTATGGCAACTGCAAGATTATATTTATAAGGTCCTCTACCACTCTTAACTTTTTTAAATTTACCATAAGCAGTTCTCATTTTAGGCCCACCAGTAACAACACCCCTTTTAGGTCCCCCATAAACAACACCCCTTTTAGGTCCCCCATAAACAACACCCCTTTTAGGTCCCCCAGTTATAGGTTTTGGAACAGGAACAGGAACAGGAACAGGACTCCCAATTTTAACGTTTCTTTTATTGAGATAATTGATATATTTCCTTTCTTCATTTGTATAGTTTCGTGTATTAATTTCTCTACCATAGACACCCAATTCTCTTTTTAACGTATGACCTAAATATTTATAATGGGCCATAGCTATGGGTTCAAGTTTATCTTTTGTTGGAAATCTATCTATTCTTTTCTGGTCAATGGGTCTACCACTAGATAACATCTTATATTTATAGTTATCGGTTGCAACATTTTTCGTTATACGGTACATTTTTTCTCTTTCTTCCGCCTTTTCGACAACAGTGAGAACTTTATTATATAACGTTGCTGACGCCTTTTTTAGAGCTGGATTTAAATTATTCATTCTGTATCGAGTACAGTCCTTAGTTTTTTTACGATCCTCGCCGCAGAATAATATCGGTGTTTTATTTATTTCATTAACTACTTCCTTACCTAACATTTCAATATACCTTGCTATGTCTTTAGCGTCTTCGTTATTTAAAACTTGTTTGGATACAGCTTCAGAAACAAGTGGTTGTTTTAAAATTGCAATTGTGATGTCTATTAATTGTTCCATTACAGTACCTATAAGGGTAAATCCTGTATTTCTTTCGGATGTGTAATATTCACGGTACCCTTCCATACTTTTAATACGATTTTTTATCACAGAGAGTTCGTGGATTGCTTTTTTTATCTCTTTTTCTGTTGTATTTTGAATTTTCAAAATTCTGGATTTAGGTGGTTTTGGAGGTTCTGGGGGTTTTGGGCGTACTATTACTGGAGGCGAAGGTGGGGGTTTTGGAGGTTCTGGGGGTTTTGGGCGTACTATTACTGGAGGCGAAGGTGGAGGTTGAATTACGCGTACTGGGGGTGGTGGGGAAGATGTGTTAACAACTTTCCTTTGAACTATTTTTACAGGTGGGGGAGGTGGGGGTGGGACGCGCGTATTAACATCAACTTTCGCTTGTACTTTGTTTACGGATGGAGGGGGTGGAGGTGCACTTGCAAATACTTCTTCTTCGTTATCCATACTCATACTTTTAATCGTTTCTTCCTTTTTCGTCTGTACTTCTTTCACTTCTTTTTCCTCTTTCACTTCTTTTTCCTCTTTCACTTCTTTTTCCTCTTTCACTTCTTCCTTTTTAGAACCACCTGATTTTGATGCGACTACTATAGAGATTGTACATAAAATCACCACAACTACAACTATTGCAATTATCATGGTGTTGTCATTACCGGGTTTTGGAACATTTGGTACTGATGAATCCATATACTAAATAAATATATTTTAATATGTATCTTCATCTGAGTCTACATCACTCTCTGGATATTTTACGTCATCGTCATCTAAATTTTCGTCGTATATTGACACATTTTCCGAATCGTCTATCATAGGTGTTTCGTCTTCTGTGTTTTCATATTTTTCCGTGTTAGGTGGACCTTTCATGAATTTAATTATAACTATAAGTGCGATTATGGCTAAAGCTACGATCGCTATTATTGTATACGTATCCATTTCGGTATCTTCTGGCATTTTATATAAAGATTAGATTTTAAATATTATATTTTTTTTCAAAAAAATATATCTCGTGATAATATAAAACATGAGTCAGATAATGCTCGATGATAAAAAAGCAATGGATGATATTAATCCATTTGTAAATTTCATGCCTGGTACGAGTCGTCAACCACATGAGTTTGGTAAATATACGACACCAGAAGACGAACCAGAAGAAGAAATATATAAAAGTCCTGCGTGTAATGTAATTTCTAAAAATGTTGGTCGACCTGGTTATAGAGAAACTGAATGTAATTTATCTAGAGATCTTCTTCCAGGAAGAAATATAGATAAAGGTTTTACCATGATTAGCAAAAACGAAGAAACTTGTCAGAAAACAGAAAAAGAAATAATTGCAGCTTCTAGAAAGAATACACTTATACTAAACTTGATTAGTTTACTCTGTCTGATTCTATTAATTGTAATGTTCTAAATAATTTATCAAGTTTATTTTGGTTGGTAGATGATTGTACAACACTTGGAATTATATCCAAACATATATTTTTTACGAGGGTTTTTTGCCACCCACATTTTCTGTTTATATTTGGTGGAGTAAATGAAGGATCTAATATTTTTATTGAATTCATAATTCTTATGAGTGAATTTATGTTTTTATTTTCACATAATGCGTTATCTAAAGCAATTAAAGTCATTTTACGCACGGTTTCAATTGTTTTATCAATCATTGTATCGAGAAAACGTTCATAACGAACTGTCCCCTTACCTAAATTAAATTCACATTTTGATGTTGTGTCAAATGTATCCATTAATTCTTCGTACCCTACACCATTTTTATACTTAGAATAATATATCTCTATAATCATACGATTTTTATCCATGTGATATAGTTGGTGACATTGTTTAACAAATGCGGTCATGTATAAAGGTATATGTTAAAATCTTTAAACCATTCCAAATTTCTTGTCTGGCTTAAACTCAAGTTTCTTTTCTAGTTCCTTTTTCTGATTTTCTTTTTTAATTTCAACACCTTTACAGTCGTGTATTTCGAGAACGATACACCTAGAGCAAAACCCTAATTTGCAATATTTACAATCTATAGGTATACCTTTTCTTTTACATTTTAAACACGGCATACATAGTTAACCTAAGTTAACTTTAAACCATTTGTTTTTAAGTTAAAATGTATTCTACCATAGCGAATAATACATTTTCATATTTTCTAACTCTAGATGAGTTTAGAAAAAAGATAATAGAAGAACATCGCGATGTCGAACCTTCGTGGATAAAACTTACTACAATCACCATGATTTCACAGTTTAAAAAGTCTATCGACATTGATAAATTGAAAAGGTTTTTTGGTGAAGATACGATAAAGTTAACAAATACAACTAAAAAAACAAAAACTTTTAACTGGAGACGAAAGGAGACTACTTTTTATAATCAAATAACACTTGTATATGAAGATCACCATAGTACAAAATCAATAAAGATTTTTCCAAATGGGAGTGTTCAGGTTGCTGGGTGTGCCGATTTATTTGATTGTAAACGTGTCATTAGACAACTGTCTTATATTATGAGTAATATACTTGGTGATGAATATGTAATACCAGAAGACACGTTTCGCGTTGTTATGATAAATTCAAATTTTAGTTTGAACAAAAATATAAACCTGATACAAACCGCTCAAAAATTTGAAGATGTTTTTAAAGTATCTTTTGAACCAGATAGATACTCCGCAGTAAAAGTAAAATTTAAACCAGCTGAAGACATGAAGGAAATTACAACGAGTATATTCAGTACAGGAAAAATTATAATTACGGGTGCAGAAACTTTAAAGGAAATTGCATTCGCATATAATATTATAATATCACATATACTTGAACATAAACATATCATATTTACATCGGATATAGAACCAGGAAAAAGGGAAATATTTGATACAGCATCAGGGTATAACGTAAATGATATTGTAAAAATGGCAAAACAGAATGGTCACAAATCGTGGGTGGATACAATTAAAAATAGACAAATTAATTTCTAATGTAATATTAATATTAAAAATGTCTCAACGACTTGGTATGGCCGATGGTCGATGTTACACAGTAAATACATCTAATCAACTACTTAATAATTATATCATGAAACAAAATGGTATTACTTTCGAAGACAATTATTCTTTTCGTAAACTTCTCCAAGAAAAGGGTCCCGAACTTTTGAAACCTGTTCAAGATTTACAGGGTACGGAAAAATGCGCGTCGTGTGATAAAGCTCTTCTCAATACATCGGATATTTATTAATCCGTGTACGATAAATTTCAATTTTAATATTCTTTAAGTTCTGTAGAGAATGACACAGTGTGCCATATGTCTCAACGAGGTAAGGCAGACACGGTCAAATATACCAATACGGTGTGGCCACCTATTTCATTCACATTGTCTACAAAACTGGAAAAATAAAGGAAAACAGACATGTCCTATATGTAGAAAAATATTTGATGGTGGAAATTTTAGAGTTCAAATTACCGTACACAATTTACTCGAAGCTACATCGAATACGGTATCTGTGAGTGATGACTTTATTTTTGATTCACTTGATATAATATTTGATATCCAGGAACAATCTGATTTAAGCAGTCTTCTTAGTGACTTTGGGATGAGTGTGTCCGACTTTGATACCTCTGTTTCTAACACAGAATGAACTGCAATATTTTTTATAGTTTAAACCAGTATAGTTACGAGAAGCCTTTCTAGGATCTTGTATAACTTTACCCTTTGCATCTACTAATAAGGGTCCAGTAGCCCACCCTCTTTTATGACTAAACACATTTGCTTTAAATGTTAACAGTTTACCGGGTATAAGTTTACCCGCTTTTTTTACGCGAGACACAGGGACCTTAAAAAATTTCGCAATATTTTCATATGTGTTACCTTTCTTTATTTTATATTCGACAACACCGTGTTGTTTATAAAAATGAAAATCACCTTGTCTAAAATAGTTTCTTGCGTTACCAGGTGCAACAAACATCATGACTTTATAATGATTCGGTTTACATTTTTCTTCAGCTTTTGCTAAATAGACCTTTTTAGGGTTATCGGCAACAACTCTTTGTGGTAGTCCTTTACAGTGAGTATAGTTATGAGAAAGATTACGAATACCAGCACGCTCACCTGGTACACTTTTTTGTAAACGCATTTTTTCATAATCTCCCACTGCATATGCATAACAGTTATTGTTTCCTATACCTATTGTTCGACCCCATAATCTTTGAGTAAATTTCGGTTCAGAACCACTCAGAGGAAGAATTTGTTTCTTCATTACTAATACATAAGAAAAAAAAATATTAGTAATAAGTAAAAATGCTCAAGGATATTGTAAACGCTAGGAAAATGAACGACGTATTAACGGAAATTTTGATTTTCGTTCTTGCTATTCTCGTAAGTACATTCGTACTTCGTTTTGCATGGAATCAATCACTTGTAAAACACATTACAGTTCTTAAACCATTGAACACGTTTTTGGACGCTTTTATTCTCTCACTTTCTATCGCGGTTATACGAGGTGTTTAATTAAATTTCCTTGTACCCAACAATTTTTTCACCATTTGTGTGAACCATTTGTGGAAATGAATCAATTCCGTCGCACTCGCCTTTTTCGCAGTCGACGAATTTGTGTTTAATACCTTTCTTTTTAAGATAATTAAGTTGTTTTGTGGTCCATCCACACCAAGTTGTACCGTAAACAGTCCAAGTTCCTTTACTTGATTCGATTTTCTTCTTGGTTTCTGGTTCACCTGTGTTTATTAAAATAATAAAATTAATCAAGCCGAGAACTATGAATGGTAACATATTTATATTTATTTAATATATTTTATTTTCAAATCATCACATATTTTTGAAATCGTTTTATTTTTTGTTGGTATGTTTAATTTGTTTGCAATTTTAATGAGTTCACTTTTTTTATAGTTTGTACATTTACGCGTACCTATACGAAGATATCCCTTTTTAGACATGGAAATCTTTGGTGGTTGTGTTGGTACATCCCCACCGTGTTTTACTACTATAGGTTTCGGTTTCATGGGTGTACGCCCAATAATATTGGTTATATCAAACGAAGGTTTTTTATCTTTGTATGGTGAAAAGTATACGTCTTTAAATATATATTTAAACGAAGGTAATCTTCCGTGCCCAACTGGTGACGCACGAAGTCTATAATCATTTACTTTATATGTAACCTGACCCAAATAATCTGGTGGTAAAACCCGTTCTATGAATTGAATAGTTTCTGCACCAACGTATATTTTTTCGGTTTTTAAGAAGTGTCTAAGTGAATTGAGGAAGAAATGAACGTCATACATACTATTAGACTCACGATATATACCATATTTACTCTTAAAATTATTCGAATCGATTTCGGGGTTTGCTATACCTTTAATACATGAAAATCCATAATCGTTTATTAATGCTTCTATTCCTATATCATGAACTTTTAACGTGATATCATCAACTTTGTATCTACGAATACCAGATGCTTTTACATTTGTGTTTATTAAGACATTTTCTGTATGTAAATCATGGTGTCTAAATGATGGATACTTTTTGTGTATCCTGTACAAATTATATAACACATGTGTTACTATAGTTCTTATATGAATGGGTCGAAGCGTTTTTATGTTATTTTTTAAAAAACTTGTTAAACTTCCACTATTTGCATATTCGGTATATATTATAGAATATTTATCACATTTTTGAAATGCATACATTCTTGTACCACTTAATTTTTCTATACGTTTACCTATTCTATATTCATAATAGTTTGGATCGTTTGATACTTTTATAGCAACTGGTTTTTCGCACTCTTTATCTATACATCCTAAAAACACTTCACCCATTTGCCCTTTACCTATTTTACGTAAACCCTTTTTTGAACTTAAAGACCCATTTACACTAAAATTGATATTAGGTTTATAAAAAACCTCGTGTGGTTTACAACCCATACCTTCAATAGCTTTTATAACGTTTTTACCTAATAGATTTCTTTGTTTGTGTGTTTTTACATTTTTCTTGTTTTTTGAAAGTGATGCAATTTTTTTCAAGTCTTCAAAATGACGTTCACGTTCCATACTGATATATTATAATATTTTATTCGTCAATCTCTTCTTCGGTATATTCATCTCCAAGATCTTCCTCGGGTTTATCCCCTAGACCTTGGAATGCGAAAGACGGAAGTTTAGAAGACTGTTCACATAAAACCTGTGAAAGTCGGACACTTACACCGAACTTATTATCAATAAACCAAATTTGATTCACGTCGACGATGCACATACACCTTTGCCCCTTTTCAATTTGATCAACCGAAATGAGTTCACGTGCAGAGTTATATGCTTCTGCTAAGAATTCACCCGTTGGTTTTGTCATAATTTTGAGTTTCAAAGTATCCGGGTAATCGTCTTTACCCTGACGAACGAGTGGTTTATACAACGCTTCACGAATGACGTTAATATCGTACGCTTTACCGAGCCATTCTTTAGAATTATCAACGACTGTCTTGATGATAATTTCATCGAGTGCTTTCAACTTTTCGGATAACGCCATAGCTTCGTCATTATCTTTATCGAAAGATAAATCGAGTGAGTACGATGTTTTGTTCGTCGCCTCATCAGTAAAGGCACTCATACCATATGGGGATCTCATGAAAGGGAGTTGTAAATAGAGTTTCTTTTTACCGTCTTGTGCATTAATATACACAGTTTTACCACCGTTTTTGTTCTTTTTCATTTTAGAAAGAACTACAGAAGATGGTTCGAATTGCTCAGAAACTTGGATAATATTTGACATTGTATTTATATCATATATACAAACACAAACTTTAAGTTATTTTTTTTCTTTGTAAAATATATAAAATATACCAATGGGTCTTTTTAAAGATTGTGGATGTGGATGCGACGGAAAAAAACAGGAGCAGAAATTTTTAATTTCTGTAATGTCCGCTTTAGTTTTTTTCATTGTCGCCAATCCAGAAACATTTCGCGTCACGCGTAAAATATTTGGGTCGTGGATATCTGGACCAACTGGGTGTCCATCTATTAACGGTCTCGTACTCCATACACTTGTTTTTATGTTAGTAGTATGGGGTATGATGAATATAAAGCGTGAAAATTACGCGCCATTTGAACCAGCTACCGATGAACCCGAAGTCGTGGGTCCAGCACCAGGTCCAGCACCAGGTCCAACACCAGGACCAGCACCACCAAAAATGGTTGACATGCCTTCACCATTACCAGGTATGTCTGAGGATCAATATTCTATGTTTGATACCGGAATGCGATTGAAATCCATGGATGTTGTAAAATCGGATGGTGATGCTATAACGTGTGGATGTTCCGACGGTAGAAATGTCGTCATTACACCTTAAAATTCTTCGTCAAACTCAATTTCGGTCGAATCTTCGTCCATTTTTCCGTAATCACCAACGCGTTTTTCAAAAAAGTTGGTCTTACCATCTAATGATATATTCTCCATAAAATCAAAGGGATTTTTAGTGTTCCAGATTTTATCGTGACCCACTTGTTTTAGTAATCTATCCGCGACATATTCTATATATTCCGACATTTTATCAGAATTCATACCAATAAGACTACACGGTAATGCATCTAAAATGAATTCTTTTTCAATGGACACCGCATCGCGTACGATTTCTTCAATCGTAGATATCGAAGGTTTATTTTTCAACATGTTAAATAGTTCGACGGCGAATTCTTGGTGTAATCCTTCATCACGACTTATAAGTTCGTTACTAAAACATAAACCCGGAAGTAACCCTCTCTTTTTTAGCCAGAAAATAGCACAAAAACTTCCCGAAAAGAAAATACCTTCGACACACGCAAATGCCAAAAGACGTTCTGCAAATGGACGGGATTTATCAAACCATTTCATAGCCCACTTTGCTTTCTTTTCTATACACGGAATTGTCTGAATTGCTTCAAACAATGTTTTCTTTTCCGAAGAACTTCTTATATATTTGTCTATAAGCTTGCTATATGTTTCACCATGAACCATTTCATTATGTGCCTGATACGCATAAAACGAGCGAGCTTCGGTAAGTTGAATTTCATCCGCAAAATTATTGTTAATGTTTTCAAAAACTATACCATCCGAACCAGCAAAAAAAGCCAATATATATTTTATAAAATGTTTTTCATTATCACTCAAACTATTCCAATCATCCATATCTTTCGAAAAATCGATTTCTTCAGCCGTCCAATTTGACATTTGTGCTTTTTTATACAAAGACCACAAGTTTTCGTGTTCAATTGGAAATACAGTAAACCTGTTAAGTGTTGGCAGAAGCATTTGTTCTGACTCTTCGATAAATTCCTGGAATTCAAAAAAGTCTCCTACCAGGACGTTATTTACGAATATTTGAGGAAACGTAGACGCTTGTGTACCACAACGTTCTTTTAATTCGGTTTTATCAACTTTTATTTGTTTGTATTCTAAATTATAGTCCTTACATAAGTTAACTGCGTGTTCGCAATACTTACATCCATCCTTGGATAAAATTTCAACTCCCATCTGTGCTAATATCTGTAAATATTTTTGTGGCAAAACTTTAGATATGATTAATTTTTCTGAAATACAGCCTGGAGATTTAGTCCGGGTTCTTGTAAACATAGAAGATGATATAGAAGATGAAATGTACGCTAAAGTAAAAGAAAATAACGAAGATTATCTCGTTGTTTCTTACTATTCCGAAACCTCTATGACATATAAAGGTGCGCGAATATACGAGTTTGAAGAAACTAAAGACGAACTTGTTCAAATTGAAAATCTTTGTGAACATCACCAGTCTTCAGATGTTTTCGTTAATGTTAAAGATACTTTATATGCTATGGTAGATGAAATAGAATCTGATGAAGATAGTGAAATAATAGACGAATCAGATGATGATGGAAGTGATTTAGAAGGTTTTATCGTCCCAGACGGTCAAGTTGATGGTATTGTTATACCACCTTCTACACATACTACTATAGATAAAGAATGGAATGAATGGGAACCAAGAAGTCCGGGTTCTAAACGGTTTAAAGACATGGTAAATGCTATAGAAACACACGCAAAAATACAAGCAGACGAATTAAATTTTTAAACCTAAGTGCGATGTTTTTAATTTTAAAATTTAATATTCAGTTATAAGATGGAAGAACTGGCTGCTATATGGTCCGACGTGGACAAATTATTAAATAAACCAACACTTAAAAAGCCGGTTAATACAACATATTTATGTAAAGATTGTAACGGTACAAAAGTTTTTTCGCGGGAAGGTATACCCACGTGTTCAGAATGTGGTATAGTGGATATTATGTATATAGATGAAAGTCCCGAATGGACAAGTGGTATTTCTGATGACGGTAAAATAAACGATCCATCGAGGTGTGGTAATCCAAACGCAAACCCAGAACTTTTTTCACAAGAATGGGGTAAAGGTACGATTATATCGACACAACAATCGTCTACGTATGAAAATAAACGCATGGCTAAAATCAATTTTCATCAATCGATGAATCATAAAGATCGTGCGTTATTTCACGCGTATAAGGATATTGATGAAGCGTGTCATACTTTGCCGGATTCTGTGTTAAAAGATGCAAAAATGATGTATAGAAAATTTAACTTAGAAAAATTAACGAGGGGTGCAGTTCGTTCGGGTATTAAAGGAAATTGCGTTTTATATGCATGCCGTTTATCAAAAATTCCAAGAACAACGAAAGAAATTGCAGATATGTTTCATATTCAAAGTAAAGATATTAGTAGAACTACACAATTGTTTACAGAAACGCTTCTCGGTAAAACAGAAAAAAATTATGTAACGAGACCTTTTGATGTTATGCAAAGATTACTCAATTCATTTAGTATTACACGTGAACAAAGATATGCGTGTAATCAAATGTGTACAAAACTAGAAAAATGTTCTGAGTTAATGAGTAAAACACCGAACAGTGTAGCTTCAACTATCATATATATCGTTCTCAAGGGTATATTTACTAAAACGGATGTTTGTGAAAAGTGTGGTGTTTCTGTACCTACAGTAAACAAAATTGAAACGATAATTAAAAAGCACTTAGAGGAATAATTCGATGAAAATGTATTATGATCAAATTGTTTTTAAGTACACCATGTTACGGTGGTCTTTGCTTAGAAAAATACATGATAGGTATCATTAGACTTCAACTCCTACTCATGAAAGAAGGTATTCAACTCATGATCGATACGACCGAAAATGAAAGTCTTGTACACCGCGCACGTAATGTAGCTATAGGTCGGTTTATGCAAAAAACGGATGCGGAGTATTTTATGTTCATAGATGCTGATATTGATTTTGACCCAAGCTCTGTTGTTCGTCTTTTAAAATCCGGGCATGACGTATCTGTAGCGATTTATCCTAAAAAGGTGGTCATGTGGGATCAAGCTAAAGATGCAATTAAAGCCGGTGATAAACGCGACTTATCTATGCTTTCGTCAAGTTTGGTTGCAAATATTGGTGCCACACATCGCCAAGTTGAGAATGGGTTTGTAGAAGTACTCGATGGTCCAACGGGGTTTATGGTGATATCTAGAAAAGCACTCGAAAAAATGCATGAACATTACAAGGATTTAGATTGTAAAAACGATCACCAAAATAGAGATTTTGATGATTATTGTGCTCTCTTTGATTGTATGATTGATCCAGATAATAGACGCTATCTTTCTGAAGATTATGCTTTTTGTAGAAGATGGCAACAGATAGGTGGTAAAATATACGCCGATTGTCAAACAACTTTAGGGCATGTCGGTAATTTACCATTTAGTGGTTGTTTAAATGAAAGGCTTAAGGCTTAGAATCGTATATACGTAAACATGAAAATAGCCACTATACTCGTAACACGCAGTAATTCGTGTCATGTAAAAACGCTTCATACTATTCTTCGATTTAACTTAAAATGCATGCAAAGATCCAATACAGAAAATGAAGTCGTATTTGTAAATGATGACCCGTTTGAAAAATCCGAAATAATTTACAAATATTTAAAATCACACGATCGAATTTTCTTTGTTGATTTTGCTATTAGTGTAGACGATGATTCACTTGAAAAGGTTTTTGATAAACATGAAGGTATCGGATGCTTTGTTTTTCCGGGTGTAACGGAGGGTATAGATTGGGAAATGTTTAAACAGAAAGTCGAAAATGGTTCAACCGAACCGGTCGAACAACTGGGATTGCATTTTGATACTGAAGTTAGTACGAAGGTTTCACAAGATGTATATATAGTAAAAGAAACATCGGCGAAGGCGTGGGTTATGATGAATAAAAACGTCATGAAAAATCTTAAGGATAAGAAAAATGGTGCATTTAAAATTCACCCGAGATTGAAAACAATGTTTGCTAAATTTCAAGAAGCTGGTATAAAAATTCATGCGTATACAGCAGCTAAGTTAGTGATGACATATAGTCATGAATGTATAAGTAATATATTAAACGCTGCTGGTGTTAAAACAAATTAAAGAATAGAGTAAATATATAGAACATAATGTCTCGTGTATTTGTAAGGCCAAGTGATCCACTTTACAAATATGCGATTTCCTTTATGGAAACTCATTGGGGGACAAAGGGTATTTTTCCGGGGTGTCAACCTATATCCATCGAACGTAAACATTTTGATATATTATCGAAAAATGACTATGTTGTTTGTGAAAAAACGGATGGTACGAGATACATGATGTTGACTTTTATGTACGAGTCGAAAAAGGTATGTATATTTCTGAATCGTGCACTCGAAATGTTCACGTGTCCACTCAATTTTAGAAAACCTATATATGATGGCACCATTCTCGAGGGTGAACTTTATGAAAATGATTTCATGGTTTATGATTGTTTAGTGACGTGTGGTGAAGTTGTCGGTAACCAAAATTTCTTGGAGCGATTAGAACACTGTGAAAAAACCGTTAAAAAGATGATGGTTTTGAAAACGGACCCCATCTTTCTAAAAGTGAAAAAGTTCCATTTACACCAGGATTTCAAAGAATTTATGGATGTATACTTACCGACCGTCAAACAAGAAATGGACGGTCTTATTTTTACACCTATAAATGAACCCGTTCGTATAGGGACGCATGAAACTATGTTTAAATGGAAACCGTGTAATAAAAACACGATTGATTTTAAAGTGAAGAAAGCACCTACTACAGAAACACCTGGGTGTATACCTGGACCACCTGTTTGGAGACTCTATATCCAAGAAAAGGGTAAACTTATACACGAGTCTCAGATACCTATTGATCGTATGCGAGATTATACATGGTTAAGAGAGAATGATATAGTAGAGTGTATGTATGTAACATGGGAAACTGGTCCTTTATGGTGGAAACCCTTAAAAAAGAGAACTGATAAAACATTTCCCAATAGTCGCAGAACTTTTTACAGAACTCTGGTTAATATCAAAGAGAACATTCAGATGAAGGAGTTTTTAGATTGTAGACCAGGACGTAATGATTATCTTCTTTAGGTAATTCGGTAATTTTACCTAATGTATCATCGTCTTGAATAAACCACTCGTTACCGAGTTTACACATAGACATGTAATGCCCACCCCATTGAATACCTTGATGAATTATAGATCCCTGTAACTCGTATCCTAAATTTAAATGTGTATCAATTTTCACCCGACTTTTTTTGTCGAATGAAATGAGTAATATCTTTGGTTTTTTAGAAATTACCCGCCGTGTTGTAGCTACATGATGTTTTTTACCGTTATCATCTACATATCCTTCCACTACATTCCATTTGTATCCTTCTTCAATCATTTGATTTACACTTTTTATTTCCTTGTCCATGTTTAAAAAATGAATACAAAAAGGTGTTTTTAAAACATTCTTACTCGCTGGTGATATTGTAATTTGTGACACTTCACCATATAATAGTTCTTTAATTATAGGATAATCTTTCTCAAGTATATCTATAATACATAATAAAGCGTCCTGAGCGTCGTGAGGTTCACCAATCGTGAATCTTGGGAACGTTTTTACGAATTCGTTTAATAAGGGTGTGAGTGTAAATACTTTTACTTCACGTGTAGAAAAGTATACGTGTATGATATGTTCATATATTTTTGTAAATGTACATTCACCTTCATATTTATTTTTCAAAATATGTACTGATACATCATGTATATGTAGAAGTGTTTGTATAGCTGAATTAAAATAGCACGTATTTCCAAGATTTGCGAAACCGTGCATCTAAAAAAAGTGTATAAAAAAGGCTTAAGAAGAAGACGCGTTATATAAGTGTAAGTAATCAAACATGAACGTTCATAAAATATGCGATGTTATTGAATCTGTTTTTGAACAAAACAAAAATGAGGAACATATCGAAATGGAGTTTCGTCTTGGTAAATATAATGGCGAGTTTTTTGATACTAATGTAGGGTTTGAAACATTTAGGAATACAATGGAAGGGTTAAAAAAGTATCAAAAATGGGAACGTATCCAAGCATCAAAGACGGAAGTTTTTTATCGGGAAAAGGATAATCTTCGTATAACTATCGATGAATCGACCGGCGACGAAACCATTGTACGTAAAGAACGTGTTCATACTGAAGATTTTAAACAAATTGAAGGAACACCCCTCGATATTAGATTTTGTATATCTAAAGAACTTCCAGTGGAACATGATTATGATAGCGAGATGGATTGTAAAAAGACTAAATCGAGAATATCGTTTATTCGTAAAAATCTGTCCATTGATTTAACGGAGGTTTCGGGGAATGTACAAGACATGGATTCAGAAGAATCATGTACATATCAAATTGAATTTGAAATCATAAAACCACAAAATGTGGAAGATAAAGATGCATTATTTAACATGATTCATAAGATAAAAGATGTATTTATTATGTTAGATAAATATATAGTATAATGATTATTTGGATACTTTTATTTGTAATAGCATTATTCTTATTAAGTGACGTGGATATTACAGGTGAAAAAGTTACAGTACTCGGTTATTCAACACAATATTTTTACATGTCACGCGGTGAATCCAAGAATATTTTTGAAAAGATGCGTAAAGATGGATTACCGGATGAATCTCTCAAAGAGTTTATAATGATGGAGGATAGGTTTTTAAATCTTGAGCGTTTATCCGTGTGTACACAAACATCACGCAAAATGGAGGCTTTTGGTCTTTCTAAACAAATTAAAGAACAGTTCTTGGGATACGATTTTTCATACCATACAAAACACCTCAAACAGATTTCTGAGCCATATAAACTTATAAATCGAAGCATAGTATGTTCGTAAGATACAACAGTATACGTCTATGTGAACCGGATTGCATATAAATCATATTATCATAAATATACATCATTAAATTAACGTCATCGGGATCGCGATGTGTTTCTAGATACTCCATAGGATTTTCAGTGTTTATAAATTCATCTGTACAATAATATTGTATTTCCATTTTTCCCATACCTTCTTTATTATTTTCTCTTTCATATCTTATATAATCTGCTAAAGTATAAAATATACTATCTACAATGCTTGACAAAACATGATTATTCCATCGTTTATTGTAATCTACAATAAATCCATGTTTGTTTTGTCGAACACGGTTTAATACGAGTTCACGTGGATCATTCATTTATTTATTCTTGCTCTTATTCTTTAAAGCTAATGGTGGCTTTTGCTGAAGTTCACGTTTTATCTTAATATAATTTTTTACCTTTGTGCTATTGAGAGGTGGTGTTTTTGGTAAATTTGATACGTATTTTACTACATTGTTTACTATATTTTTTCCGAATTTACCATATAAGTTTTTCGCTTCTTTTTCTATAAGTTTCTTTTTAAGATTTTTTTCTTGATTGTACATCCAGTTTTTAACCATCGCCTTTTTTATTTCGTCCGCAACGGTTTTTTTAATAATACCGTTACGAGTTCGTATGTTAAGAGATTTGTTTTTTTCAGCTTTATTTAATTCTTTTTTTACTTCTCTCACGTTTTTATTTAAATCCATAACTGATCCATATTTAGACATCCATCTTTTACCATATAACTTGATAATATCATTTTTAATACTCGAATCGTTAAGACGCCTCTTCTTGTTTTTAACGCTACGATTTCTTTTCAAAAGTACCTGTTCCATTTCATTTGCGAGTGAATTTGGTGTGTTTGGCGTTTTTGGTTTATTTTGAAGTTTATCACATAACGTTTTAACTGTATCTTGTTCATTAACTGCTACACCTTTAGAAAGTGCAAGTGCAACGAGCTGTTCTTTTTTCATACTTCGACACAATTTTCCATTTATTTTATGGTTAGATGTACCTTTTTCTATTGCGTCAAGAGCTTCGCATATTGTTTGTTTTGTATTTTTCTGTCTTACCCCTACAACACCAAGTTTTTTGGCTACATCAAGTAAAACTGGTTTTGTTAACCTATCGCATTTACGACCTCCTATTTTCATTGTACCATTTTTATCATAAGAAATGGATACGTTTTTCTTTTTCGTTACTCCTCTTTTCTTTGGTACTTTAAAACAGCAATCTGAACCCTGTGGATTTTTGCGTATTTCGTAACCTTCTTTACACGGTGGTCGACGTGGTTTTGGGCATGTTGATGCTTTTACACGTTTTGCAACGGGAAGTTTTGGTGCATTTACATTGCGATTAACTAATCCCATTGTGTATCCCATTGTATGAAGTTGTTTTACCATTTCAACACCCAATGTGTAGGTGTTTTCGAGATCGGTTGGATCTTTTTCACCTTGTAATTGTACTATTCCCGAACCGAGTGCCCCTGATTTAGACGATAATACAAACTTGTGTCCTTTATATGTAATGTATAAAAATGGTGATAACTCACCTTCATAAGATATATATTCAGCTTTTAAGGGGTTTTCACTGGCAATTCTTTGTAATTGAAAATTAACATTTGTATTGAAGAACCCAGCTATATTATTATACTCGATATCGTTATACAAAAATACATTTTTTTCGGTATACGCATCGATTATATATTTACGCAAAGCTTCTGGTTGTCGTTTAAGATTTTTAGACCCCAAAAACCCACCTGAAAATCTAATTTTACCGTTTGCATAAATGACAAACGTAAAATTTTTGCGTTCTAATCCATTCATCATATATCCACTCAGTTGAACAGAAAAAAAGTTTTTCGATAAATCACCTTTTAAGCCAAAATTACTCGTATGTATAGCACCTGTTTGAAATCTTCCGAAATATCCTTTAATTTCATTAAGATCGATTGTCAACCCTGGTGCTATTTGTGAATGACCTTTTGGTTTTTGTTTTAAAATGTACTGTAAATTTACGCGCTTTTCTTTTTCTTCGTAATTTTTATTTACGAGGACATTATACATACCAGGATTAAATTTACCCAATTTGAGACCACTTGTATTTGGTTCGGATCGTTGAATGTTTACATTTGAATTTTTGACAAATTGTCTGGGATCCATTTCTTAAAGTACTCTGATATTTTAAATATCATTACTGAATGCCATTTCTTCATTGACTATATCAACACCAAAAATAAAAGCTTGCTTTGGGTACACGCGTCCTCTATATGTAAGTGTTTCTTCACGAACCTCAATATCTCTCTGACTGAACGGACCAACGTAAAAGTCCTGTGTAAATCGCGGTTTACCAAGATTATTTGCTGTACAGTGTGAGTTGAACAATGCAACAAATTCTTTTTGGGGACAGTAAAGTTCCCGTCCATACTTTACACCTGTTGACTGAAGAAAGTTTTCGAGTGTACTCGCTATAGTTGCAACTTGTCTCTGAACTGTTTTGAAGTATTCTGGAACAACGTTCCAAATATCTTTATCCGCGTATTTCTGTGCGTATTCCAAATAAGCGCGAACACATTTTTGTAATATAATTGGTAATTCTTCGTCGAGTTTTGTCTCGAGCATCGGATCTGCATCTTTGACTTGTTTACCAAAGTTCCATGTAAGAATACGACGCAATACACTTCCCGAATTATCTTTCCAATTTGGAACTTCGTTACCACCAAGCACACCCGGTGTTTTCCATTCAAATGACTTTGCCTTTTCGTGTTTTACAGCAATTGAAACGTCTTCACCAGAAACAATCGATTGAAACTCGGCTTGTTCGAGTTGTAAATCTCCCTTTACTTCGGGTGCAATAAACATAAACGCATTATAAATGGATGATAATCCAAATTTCTTTTCGACGTTATTTGAAAGTGTGCGTACATCATCGGCATTATAAAATTTACGAAACACTTTTGTAATAAGCGTCGATTTACCTGATCGCGCAATACCTTTTAGAAATGGTATAACCTGCCAAGCATCCATATCGTTTACGTCAAAACATAACCGACCACCCATAACATACATCCATTTACACACATCTTCACTGAATTTTTGGTAATCAAGTACTGACTGGAAAAGGGGTGTTGGTATTTCATACCAATCGTCCAAATGGTTATAATCCGTAAAATCTTTATCGAAATACTTGCAACTTATAACAGTCTGATCCAGATTTTTGAATTCACGAGACTCGTACGTGTAAAATGCAGATTCGTAAAGACCTGTTTTTGCAGACCATTCCTTACCTATAAAAATACCATTTTTAAACGACCAAACGTGACGATTTTTAATGATTTCTGGAAATTGCATATCTTTACAATTAGTTAAGTGACGAATAACATCATTATATGCAGAACCTCTACTTGATAATGCTTTCCAGAGTTCATATCTTGTTTCTTTTTGTGCCACACCATAAACGTATTCTTGGATAGTTTCAACCTGTTTCCACGCTCTTGTATCCTGATTAGATTCAGTTTTGATCTGTGTAGAACAGTATCCCTTGTACCTTTTGATATTATTTTCGTATAGGTTTTGTAAACACGCGAGAATAGCCTGTTGATACGGTGCTAACTCTTCAACTTTATCCAATGTCGAACATCTAAAAATAGATGGATCAGACTCAGGGTTTATGGGGACGTACGTTGGGTTATTGATTCGTTCGTGAATACGTGCAGCACGAAAAATAATTTGCCACGCGTCATCAACTTGATCTATCAAACGGTTAATTCGCATAGATATTTTCATATCTTCGTCGTCTTCGAGATCCAATAGTTTCAAGACTTCTGCGCGGTGGTAAAGTTGTCCTAATTGCATTTTTAGGCGTTTGTGGTTTCCAGAAACGAGTTCAACATCAAAGCGCGCAGGAAGTCCAGTTTCTGGGTCGAGGTCCTGAGGGTTTATGAAATTTTTGTATCCGAGTTGGAACGAAATCATACTATTGTTTGTGGTATTGATGTCCCACATATCTTCCAATTGGGATAGAAGGTGCATAAATTCTTCAGGGTTAAGGGATTGAATTTGGTTCGTCCACATTATAGCATTCGATTCTCGTGGGTTAGCGTCAGAATTAATATAATGTGTTTCGTCCATTTTCTTCTAATACATGGATTTATTTTTCTAAGCTAATTTTTTGCATTTGAGCCAGCATTTTAATAAGAATTTTATTTTGGACTTCTATATTTCTCGAAATATTTACCAGAGCAGAGCACACAGTATCACCATCTTCGGTCGCGAGTATAGAACTTAAGAGATTACCCATACCCATATCCATCATGTACCCATCCTCATCTTCAAGCATTTCCAAATCGATGTCTTCGTCATCTTCATTATCCGTAAGTTCAAGTTCATCGACTATAGATTCCTGTTCTTCCTCTTCTTCGTGTACTTCTTCTGATTCGTCGGTATTTTCAAGAAGGGTTTCTTCTTGGTCAGTCATTTCTATATACCAGGAAAAATAGTACTGAGTTTTTTCGCGGGTCTCATCTGAAAAAAAAAATCTTGGTATATAGTACAAAAACAAACACTATGGCCGGAGGTCTCATGCAACTCGTCGCTTATGGCGCCCAAGATGTCTACTTGACTGGTAACCCAAAAGTCACTTTCTTCCAGGCGGTTTACAAACGCCACACCAACTTTGCGATGGAAAACATCGAACAAACTGTTAACGGTACCGCCGCTTCCGGTGGTCGCGTTTCCGTCACGATCGCCAGAAACGGTGATTTGATCGGTGACATGTACGTTGAATTGGCGGCGACCGCCACCGTCACCGCGTCGGGCTTGGATGCGTGGGCCGCGGAACGTTCGATCAAGGACGTTGAATTGTCCATCGGTGGTCAAAGAATCGACAAGCACTACCAAAAGTGGTGGAGATTGTACGCTGAATTGTACTTGGACGAATCCAAGAAGCTCAGCTACGGTAAAATGACATCGGCGTCCAAGGCGGGCACTGTCTTCTTGCCATTGATCTTCTTCTTCAACAGAAACCCAGGATTGGCCTTGCCATTGATTGCCTTGCAATACCACGAAGTCCGATTGGACTTTGACTTGGCGTCCGATTTTTCTGACAACTTTACCTCCTTCAAGGTTTGGGGTAACTACATCTACCTCGACACTGAAGAGCGCAGACGATTCGCGCAAAAGGGTCACGAATACTTGATTGAACAAGTCCAACACACTGGTTCGGACACTTTGGGCGCACAGGATGCGGCCAAGCAAATCAGATTGTCCTACAACCACCCAGTCAAGGAATTGGTTTGGTGCACTGACATCGGTTCCAACTTGTGGAACTTCACTAGCACCCCAGTTACTATCAGTTCCAACGTTGCCACTGTTGCGTCCGCGAACTGCTTTGTCTCGCCATCCGCGATCGGTGCACCATTGTTGGCTGCCTCCGAAGGTGCGGCTCAGTGGGATGAAAACTTCGTTGGTCCATTGACTTCCTTCAAGTTGATCTTGAACGGTCAAGACAGATTCAAGGAACAAAGTGGTAAGTACTTCAACCAAGTCCAATCGTTCAACCACCACTCCGGTTCCCCAATGCCAGGTATCTACTCGTACTCCTTTGCGCTTAAGCCAGAAGAGCACCAACCAACGGGTACCTGCAACTTCTCCAGAATCGACAACGCGCAAGTTTCGGTTACCTGCAACAGAGCGGAAAGTTCCCTTCACATGTTCGCGACCAACTACAACGTTCTCAGAATTCAATCTGGTATGGGCGGTCTTGCATTCTCCAACTAAGTTAGTTATCTAGTCTAGTAAAAAATAAATAAAAATTAGATTTTAAAATTTAGACCAAATTTTAAAATCTAATTTATAGTATAAAAAAACAACATGGGGTTTGGTTCATTAGCAAAAATGGCTGCAAAAGGTGTAGCTAAAAAAGCAAAATCCGAACTGAAAGATTCTAGAAAACAATTAGTTTCTATAGCAAAAAATAGAGGTCAACAGGCTATAAATGGAATGAAACAAAATGCAATTACGTATGGAACTGTTAAATTAAATCAAGCACAGGCGCGTGTTTCTAATAGAATGGGTGCTATAAAAACAGGTTTGGTACAAAACGGGCAACCTATTATGCAAGGTCCAAACGGTGGTAACTTCAGACTTGGTCCAAATGGACAAAGATTACCCGTATTATAATTTAACTCCCAAAACTCGGCGTAGTTTTTGCATGATTTTAGGATCCGGAATAGCTTTACCCGATTCGTATGAAGAGATGATATCTGTTGATACGTTTATGAGACCCGCGAGATCTTTTTGTGTATACTGTTTTGCGACGCGTGCTTTTTGAATTGTTAATGCTGTTTCTTTACTGACTTTTTTGTGTGTACCTAACTCGGTTTCATCGAGTTTTTGTTCTTTTGTTTTACCCGAATACTGACTTCGTTTAGGTAATTTTATTTCCTGACCCATGAACTTAACATACTTTTCCTTTTCCTTTTCCTTATTAACTTTACCGCGAATAATAATGGGATCCCAGTCTTGGTAATGGTTCATTTTAATTCAAAAAGACTTAAAATTTTAAGTAGTGATACAAATATAATGGAGACTATTTACGAAATACTAATAGCATTTTCCGCATTTGGTGTTTTGTATATGAATTTTGATAGAATTATGTATTGGTGTATTTCAAAATCAGACGACGAAACATAAAGATTTTATCGTATATACTAATAATGATAGAAGTCTACACAGACGGAAGCTGTCTCGGTAACCCGGGACCTGGTGGTTGGGCCTATCTTATAGAAAACGTGATAGGTCGGGGAGGTTCCAAGATAACCACAAACAATATAATGGAAATGACTGCGGTTATAAAAGCACTCGAGAAGTGTATTGAGATGGGATACGATACTGTAACTATATATACCGATAGTAACTATGTAAAATTGGGGTTACTCGAATGGTCTAAGAATTGGGAACGGAATGGGTGGAAAACAAGTAAAGGTGAAGATGTTAAGAATAAGGATTTATGGGTACACATGTTATACCTGTTGCGTAAAATTGAAAACGTTGAAATGAAATGGGTCAAGGCACACAACGGAAACGAGAAGAACGAACGTGTCGATACATTGGCGCGCGAGTACGCATACTTATTTTCTAAGAAAGAGTAATGAGTACACCAGAACAACACCATTGGTGTCCAAACCAGGAACAACTTCTTAAACGTTGGGCCGAAAAGGCTGCTGGGTACCGGTGGTTACATAATCACGCCCGCGTTTTATATAAACGTCAACACGATTGGTTATCGTACCCGTCTATAATTATATCGAGCATTACGGGTGTTGGCGGCTTTGCGGTTTTGAGTCCCGATACGAATAGTATGTCTGATGACCAAAAACAAAAGATTATTATTTTTCAATACTTTTTTGCGTTCATGAACGTTATTGCGGGTATACTTACATCTATATCTAAGTTTAATAACTCGGCACGACTCATGGAAATGCACTCGGCTATGTCCGTACAATACTCGAAACTGTATAGGAACATAGATATGGAATTATCTTTGGAAACGCAACACCGCGAGGACGTTTTGGAATTCGTGAACAAAACCCGTGTCGAGTACGATCGATTACTCGACGAGGCACCCGATATACCTTCCGAGAGTATTAATGAGTTTAACGAAACGTTCCCTGATAAAGAAAACAAACCCGACGTGTGTAACGGTTTGAGTGTTATTAATTGTGAAGAAGATACGACTAGTCACAAAAACATGGTGCTCAGAAACTGGTTACTCAAAAAGCGACCGGGAACACCGACAACACCGAGACCTTCGGTCGAATTGAAATCGTATAATTCGGAAGAACAAGTTTAAAATATTATATAATTGTAAAGTAATATGGGTATAATATACATGTTAACATCACCAGATAATAAGAAGTATATAGGACAAACTATACAGGGGTTTACGAAGAGGATGTACGGACATAAACATGGAAAATCATATTGCAGAGTATTAAGAAATGCGATCAATCATTTTGGTTTTGATACTTTTAAAAAGGAGATAATTTGGGAAGGTGATAACTGTAGTCTTTGTGATATGGAAAAATATTATATCAATGAATACGATACATTATATCCAAATGGTTACAACCTATCTTCTGGAGGTGGGAGAGGAGAACATAGATGTAAAGATACTATACAGTTAATGGTGAATAATCAGAGAGAAATGGCTAAACAAAGAAACAAAGGGCTTCTTGGATTTATAATAGAAAATCGTTCAAAAAAAGATGGACATATAACTTCTTGGAGTTTTGGAACATATAAACTTAGATGGGGTGGATTTAAAACAAAAGAAGATGTGTTAAATTTTCAGAAAAAATATACAGAAAATCCAGATAATATTAAGAAAACATATTTACAAAAAAGATCAAAAAATGGTAGTGGGTGTGTGTATTATAGACAAGATAGAAAAAAGTGGTGTTTGTCTAAAAATAATAAATATATGGGTTCGTATGAAACAAAAGAAGAAGCCGAAAAGGCAAGAATTCTATTACTATAAACCAATTTTTACATATGGGACACATATGTAAAAAGTGATATTCCCGCCGGGTATCGATCCCGGGATATAGTCTTAACTCCGAACTTATGAACTAAATCATAACTTGACATACTTTAAAAAGTATAAGGACTATGTGATGACCATTTCACTACGGGAACCTATATAGTATACACACTTATTCTTTAAGTTACACACGCTTAAAAAATACATCCATATATACTATATGAAGTGCTGGTCTTGTGCACACACCCCAGAGTATAAACGCGATCAAATTCGGCGGAACGTTCTCGAAGGTACGTACTCTAAGAAACCAAACCTTGGGTTTAAATGTCGCGATAATGCGCGTCTTCGGTTACGGTTTAAGGAGGCTATAGAGTACGCTCACGATACGTGTTCGGAAAAATCGACGGACGCGTGTTTCAACGCATGGGACGAGGTTGACGAACTCGAAGACTCGATGATGCGGTACGGTATAAATTTGTATGACGATAGTAACATGCGGTACGGATCACTTCTTCGACGCGCGTTTAAGGTTCGTTGGAACATACGTAACGTCGAGGACCATCACGTCATACCAGCACAGTTCAAAAGCCACCCGGTCGTTGAAAAGGTAAACTACGATATTCACGCGAGCGAAAACATAATCATGATGCCTCGCGAGATCGGTAATTTACGAACGAACAGACACACGCACAGAGGCGGACACAAAGCGTATAATAGGTACGTGGGCGAAGTACTCGATTCCATGGAAACTATGGAATTACCCGAACCAGAATTTAGAAAGTTTGTTGACTTTTTAAAAATTGGGTGTCGTTATCGTCCTCAAGATATACCTTGGAACTAGTGTAAATTACCATCCATACTCGAGAACATCTGTAGTTGCCGTGGGGTACCGTTTCGAGAAAAACTCGCGGTTCCCCCAATTACTGTGTCCAATGGTACTGTTATGGGTACGATCAATGTGTAAACAGTGTCTGAGATCCTTATAGTAAACACGCGCACCACGCGCGATTATATCTTCGTGTTTCATGTCGACGTGATTATCTATGGGAAAAAAGTGTTTATAATACTTTTTCATGTTATCGACGTGTATGAGGTAACACTTGGTACTCGAAATCCACTTAACGCGTTCGAGTCCGCTCTTTTCAGCACTTTCCTTATCCGGGTATCGCGATAAACAGTGGAAGAAACACATTTCGAAATCGTCACCCTTTTTGTTTATAACGTCCTGAATTTCCCGGTAAACGCGTGTATCTTTTATGACGACGTTATCTTCGAAAATAACCGCATACTTGAGGTTTTGGTCGAAACACCTTCGGTAAAACTCCATGTGACCCATGTAACACCCAATAGCACCTAAATTGAAATAGGTAATATCCGGTCGCGTTTTGTTCGCGTTATAGTGAAGTTTTAACGCCTCGCGGTAATAGTTCGGTTCGATGATTTTTTGGTACTTTTTGGCATTTTCGAGTTTCCTGGTATCCGTACCGTATATGATTTCTAGGGGTACGGAACTATCGTAGTGATCGAGAAACTTTTCGCGTCGATTGGCGGACGTTTCCAGGGTGAGTAGAAAACACTTATACTCGGGTTTTTTCCTGGTGTGCGTGAGTACGAGTAGGAGTACGAGTACGAGTACAAGTACGAGTAGTATCGGAACAATCATCCTTACTTAAAGAATACAAACATAATAATTTCGTGATACCGTGGCCGAGCGGTCTAAGGCGCCAGATTAAGGCTCTGGTTCGAAAGAGCGTGTGTTCAAATCACACCGGTATCATACGTGCGATAGCTCAGTTGGTAGAGCATTGGATTGTAATTGTAATAAATTATTATAACTATTCGTTTAGTTGCTAAACTCCAATTGTCCCGAGTTCGATCCTTGGTTGCACGACCCTTTCTCTCGTAACTCAATCGGTAGAGTGTAGGACTGTTAATCCTGAAGTAGGGGGATCGAAACCCTCCGAGAGAGTTTTTACAAATTTAGCAAACGATCACAGGTTCGAACCCTGTCGCGAGCATTTCTTTTAGTGCGCTCGTGTGGCCAAGTGGTAAGGCATTTGTTTTGTATTTTGATAATTTTTTAAAGCGTGTGTTCCATACTTTAAAAAGTTTTACATATAGTTTGGTATTTTTAAGCCGTGCGCTTGACGAGGACGATACCAGAGCCGCCGTTGCCGCCTGAGGCGTCGTACCCACTACCTCCACCTCCTCCACCAGTATGCATTAAAGCTGAAAATCCATCCGAACCGGAATAACCTACTACAGCATTAGCAGCACTACCACCTCCACCGACCCCACCGACACCACCCGACATCGCATAAGTAAAATTATCTGAAATCACACCACCGCCACCACCACCCGAAAAATAACCATTATGACCGTATGTATCAGAAAATACACTACCAAGGTATAAACCATAACCTCCATTAAGCCCTGTAGTAGTGGTTGTCACATCACTTAAAGATTGTCCAACCGTACTTTTACCACCGCCACCCCCACCTCTTTTGTATGTTGATTCTTTACCACCTGTACCACCCGAGGTTCCTTGATTATTAATGGATATCCCACCCGATCTAGAACCGTCTATACCACCAGCGCCACCACCTGAACCACCATCTTTACCAACATCACTTCCACTTCCACCACCACCACCTCCTATAGTGGTAATTAAACCAGTGAAATATGTGTTTGAACCATTGGTACTATAAGTCGTACCACCATTACCAACCACTATTGTCTTAGTACCAGTTAAATTTACATCTACGTTTAACAAAAGACCACCCGCTCCTCCTCCACCACCAGGAGTTCCAGACGTAGTGTCATCACCACCCCCACTCCCACCCCCCGCGACCATCAACACATCCGCTGTAATTGCTGTAACCGGTGTCCATGTGTATTGTGTATTGGACGTGGTATTAGAGGTGACCGTTAGTGTTCCCCATGAATACGTACCATCCGGGGTGTCCGCGTAAACAAACCCATCTGCAGCCGCCGCCTCTTTGGTGGCGTACGTACTGTTATAATCGGTCGCGACGAAACCAGCGTAGTGGAAGGCGATCGCGGGGTACTCCACCACAAACCTTCGCACGACTCTTCGCGCCAACTCATCTATACCTATGGAGGTATATACCACTTGATATGTTCCCGCTGTATCGACATCTAAGTCGGACGCCCCCGTAACCGTTACGGGAAGTGAACTGGTATACGTGGGAAGTGTATAAGAAGTTCCGATGGGGATCCTGTTGGCCCCGTTCGTAGTTACCCACCCGTCACTGAACGTGATGCTGAAGGCCACGTCACCGTACAGTGCCAGTTCGGCAATTTCCAGACCCGTACCCCCGTTATTCGCCGATACGTTGATTCTGTAGTATACGTAAGCGGCCGGTGAAGATATCTCGTAGACATCACCCGAAAGACTTGGGGGACTATCCGTAACTGTATGGATCGTGTACCATGTTGCCGTGTCTTGGGACCCCTCGATGATCCAGGATTTGGGTCGGTTCCCGTCGGCCGCCTTAGGCCATACGACGTACTTATGTATAGTTGTTGCCGAGGGTAGCTGGATCCTGAGTGTCCCGGTAGTGGACGATGTCGTTTCAAAACCTGCCGTGAGATTACTGTCGAAAGCGTGGTAGGCCGTGACCGAGGTCGAGGTAGCTGCCACGTTTGCCTGTGCATGGTACAAACCGTTACCGTAACCAGCACTTGATATGGTCCATATGGAATTTACATCGGCCGTTACAGTTTCTGTAATACCACTCGTTGTCCCATCCGTGGGTGGATACTGGTATAAAGGTACGATATTTGTTGCGGGTACTAATACGTTACTCGTGAGCGTAAACGTAGTCGAACCCGCGATTTCCGCTTTATAGTTACCCGTTTTGGATAAAGGGTAGGTTGTGAGATCCGTGCCACATGCCAAGAATTTATTAGACTCGTAGGCTTTGTAGGTGATGTAGGACGAGGCTTCGGCACCGGTAACTTTAAGCGAATTGAGTCCGTCGTAGGTGAGGGAAGGGGGTTGGGGAGGAGGTACAAATATATTGAGTGTAAATTCACCTATTGCAACGGCTTCATTATCATTAGTTGCGTCTGTTATATATACTCTGTAATATTGGTATTCAATAGATGTAGTTACATTAAACACTCTCGAAGGGGGGTTAGATCCACCGGTCCAAGATGAATCATTAGCATGCGGTGTTTCCAAATCTGTCCATATTGAATCGTCATTTGAACCCTGTAACACCCACGATTCAGGTGCGCGTATCAACTGTGCACTATCATCACGTGCCTTTAGTTCATAACTTGTTATCAATCTTTTATACGGAAGTTTTATTTTAAGCCAATGTGGACCTGTATCTGGTTCTGCTGAATGCCAACTACCGCTACCATCATTAAACGCGTTCCATGCAACATATGAAGTGGAGTAAGTAGAACTCGCTGAGACTTCCCACCCACTTTCATTTGTGGAAACTGTGTTCAAGGATGTAAATGTTGGTTCTGTTGTGTATGAACCGGGACCCACACTCACACTCCCCACACTAACATTCGCCAAAAAGGCTGTCGCCGCATCCCGCGTAAAGTAAATATACTCCCCGGATTCGGCGATGTACACGTCAGAGGCCGTACCGAGACTCCACGAGTTGGAGTCTTTGTAGAGGGTTTGGTTGGCGTATCCACCAATTGTGGTGAGCTTGTTATACCCGTCGTAGGTGAGGGAAGGGATGATGTTATTTTCAGGGATATCAGAGATGAGGAGGATACCGGAACCACCATTTCCGCTAGTAGCACTGATATCTTCAGTAATACTTATACCTGCACCACCACCACCACCTGTATGTGCAAGTCCATTTTCTCCATCTCTTAATTGACTCCCACCACCCGAACCACCACCACCTTGACTCGACGTAGCTCTACTACCAGACAGGGTGACAGCACCACCACAACCACCAGATGCAAACCAACCCGAATCACCATAAATGGTTCCAAAAATACTCGTTTTATCTACACCAGCACCACCAGCACCACCAGTATCTTGTATTTGACCAGAACCCCCAGAAGAACCATCTCCACCTGCACCACCACCACCCGAACCACCTGACTGCCAATACGCATACCCCCCATCGTTACCTTGTCCAGAAGTTCCATACCCTCCTCTTTTATTTTGACCCCCTGCCCTAGAACCACCACCGGAACCTCCATCTCGTCCTATGTCAGTATCAGTTGTTCCAGATGAAAGTGTTTCGCTTGTGTTTCTACCACCAGCACCACCCCCATAAACAGTTGTTAAACCTGTAAATGATGTATCATTACCATTACTTCCTGATACACCACCAGCACCACCAGCACCAACAACAATTGTCTTCTGTCCCGATATGGATTGGTTCGTATGGTGTAACAAACCACCAGCACCTCCACCACCACCACCTTCTGCACCATTACCCTCACCTCCTCCACCACCACCCGCAACCATCAACACATCCCCCGTCATATCAACAATAGGTGTCCATGTATACGTCGTATTCGAAGTTGTGTTCGACGCGCTACCTAAAGTACCCCAACTATAGGTTCCCGTCGGTGTATCTGCATATACGTGTCCGTTCGCCGCGGCGGTGGCTACGTCGCCGTCACCGTAGACGTTATCGAAGTCTCCGTAGTGGAAGGCGAGTGTGCTGGGGGTTGGGAAGGTGAGGGAGGGTTGGGGAGCTGGTGCCGAATAAAAACGACTTACATCAGTTCCCGTAGAAAGTATAACCGCACTGTATCCATTTTCATCGAGACATAAACCTTCTTGAAACTGGTACGAACCCATATTTTCACTCGCAGCATCGGATTCAAAAGTCTGTTTCAGGCTAAAGGTACCCGTACCACTCGTATCTTCCATCAATTCCACATATCCACCATTGGAAAAATATGTCGAGGAATTGTGTGTCGATACGAGGTAGCGTTTACCATCGCGTGACATGTTAATACCGTGACCGTAATAGGTATTAGTGCCATTACTTCCACTAATCACCTGCGTCGCCAACGTATTCCATGCACTTCCTGTATAATCATAAAGCGTTGTTTGTCCATTAGACGAACTATATCCATAATCACCCACAAGAAGACGTGTACCAGCTCCGTTTATAGTTAAACTCATACCGAAATTACCCGACCCGGTATAATTCTTGGTTGCAGATGTAGGCCAATTCGACCCGTCGTAGTGGAATATATCGACACCGGCCTGATAACCTATGAAAGCGCGGTCACCTGTATCATTTAATGCACATGTGGTACCCCACGATGTACTACTACTCGTCCATGTTTTAGTAGCTAATGTATTCCAACTCGACCCGTTATGATCGAATATCCAGGCCTTTTTTATACCTGTGTATCCAGTAACAACGAGTAACCGCGTCCCATCTGAATTACAATCGATACCTTTACCAGCGACACCACCGAATTTATCACCCGTGGTTCCGTCTGGTGACACCCAAGAATGCGTTTCCGAATTCCCCCACGCACTTCCGGAATAATCGTATACGTAAACTTTACCCGTATTCGAGTCATCATTTGGATCCGATACGAAGAGACGTGTTCCCGCATCGTTCAAACAAACTTGTGTACCAAAAGAAGTGCTTTTTGTATACTCTTTTTTTAGGGTCCATACCCCCGTTTCTAAATGGTACACTTTCACTCGACCATTATCAGCACCCAAAGCGACCCGCGTTCCGTCGAGTGATACGGAACACGCTTTAAGTGTAGACGTAGATGTACCGTGATCAATTTCAGAGTTTTCGGTTAAATCGGCGACGGGGTCATATAATTGTTCCGTCACTGTCCCCACCGTCACGTTCCCAAAGTACGCCGTCTGTGCGTCTGGATCCACCGTGAATGACTTATAGTCCCCGGGTTTACATATCCAGATATTACTGGCCGTCGCGATGTCCCACGTATTGGCACCTA